AGGATATAAAGCTCATACAATTAATGGTGAAAAATCAAGCCTGTATGTTTTAATAGAAGTTAAAGACGCACATAGAACTGTAGCAAGGGCTAATAATTCTACGTATAGCCGTTCAGAAAATACTACTAGAAGGTCTTCTAGTGGAAGATCTACTACGCCTAATATTAGCAACACTATTGCTTCCCCTAGTAGTACTTCTAGTAATACTTCTAGATCTGGAGGAGGCTACTAAGTATGGCAATAAAATCTTCTATAATATCTTTTTGGAAGCAGGTTAAGCTTAAGTCCTCCGACATGTTTACTCAATTTAGAGTGGGTGTCGGAGTAAAAGTTCCTACCCATAAGCTTCATGTTAAAGATTCTACAGATCCTGTAAAAATAGAAGGTCTGCAGAATGACGCCACTGATCCTGATAAGTTTCTTACAATAGACTCTAGTAATATAGTAAAATATAGAACAGGAGCTCAAGTGTTAACAGACATTGGAGGAACACCTTTAACTGCAGAGCAAGTTCAAGATCTTGTTGGCGCAATGTTTTCTTCTAACACAGAGACTAGAGTAACTGCTACGTATCAAGATGCAGATGGTACTATAGATTTAGTGGTAGATGACATGACAGCTGATACAAACACTAACATAGCTAACACTGATTTAACTGCTGATGCAAATAGAACATTAGATATGGATAGTAACGAGTTTCGGATTGATAATGCTCAAGGTTTTTTTATCGGTCAAGGTACAACTATCCAAACATTTGAAATAAATAGTCAAACAATTAGTTTTAAATCTGATACTGACGCACCCGATTTTAGAATATACGAAGATTCAGATCATGGTACTAACTATGGTAAGTTTACACTTGGTGCATTAGGTGCAAATAGAACCTATACGTTACCTGATGCAACAGGTACAGTAGCTCTTACTTCTAGCAATATAACTGGAACTGCTGCTGGGTTATCGTCTACTTTAAGTGTTGCTAGTGGGGGAACAAACGCTACAAATTTTGCAGATAAAGCTGTTATAATAACACAAGATTCAGGTACAGATGCACTATTTGCTGTTACAATGTCTACAAATGGACAACTGTTAATTGGTGGTACAGACGGCCCTACAGCAGCTACACTTACACAAGGTAATGGTTTAACTATAACTAATGCTAACGGAGGTATTACTATAGCTGTCAATGGAGATATAGATACTACAGGAGAATCAGGAACTGTAGATAATATAGGTAATTTAACAGGAGATGTAACCTCTAGCAATAGAGCAACTACAATAGCTAACGATGCTGTTACATATGCCAAGATGCAAAACGTATCAGCTACTAACGTAGTTCTAGGTAGAGATTCTGCAGGTGCAGGTGTAGTAGAAGAAATATCTGCAGCTAATCTTCGTACAATAATTAATGTAGAAGATGGTGCTACTGCCGACCAAACAAAAGGAGATATAGACGCTTTAGGTATAGCAGCAACTACTGCAGTTAGTTTAACGGCAGGAGATAAAATTATAGATGGTAATTTAGGTTTAGGAGGAGATGATGGAGATTCACACTACGTAACAAGAGTTGCACACTCAGATAGTGATGGAGGTAGGCTTTATGTGCAAGCAGGTACTGGTGGAGGAACTAACAAGCCAGGCGGTAGTTTGCTATTGCAAGGAGGTGCAAGTACTGGTAGTGCTGATGGCGGTAGTGTAATATTTACTTCTTCTGCAGCAGGTTCAAGTGGCTCTTCTGTTAATAGTGTAGGTCTATTAGGAAGTATAAATAGTTCAGGTAATTTATCTATAGAAGGTGATTTAACTGTTAAGGGTAACGACATTAAAGATGATGACGGAACTACATGTATAACATTTGATAGTAGTGGTAATACTACTGTTGCTAATACACTTAACGCAACTCTTACTGGTAATGTTACTGGTAATGCAAGTACTGCTACAGCTCTAACATCAGGGGATAAAACAATTGTAGGTAACTTAAGGCTTGGAGGAGCAGGAGATACAAGCAATAATTGGCTTTCAATAGATGCTCAAAGCGGAGATGATTCTTCAGGGGGTGGTATTACATTTTACGAAACTGGTACATACGATGTTGACTCTCCACAGTACGGAGCTAAAATAGTATATAATGAAGTTGCGGATGAATTTGCTATTGGAACTATGCATAACAATGTGTTTATGCGACAGATTTATTTTAAAAGGGCAATAGCAAGAACTTATTTTAATGGAGATTTACAGGTAAGAGATTCATCTCCAGCTATTACCATTGTAGATACAAGCACTACAGTAGCAAGTGGAGATGTGGTAGGTATAATTAATTTTTTTAATGAAGATGATGACGGCTCAACACTTAGAATACAAGCTGTAGCTACAGAAGACCATGCATCAGGCACTAACGGTGGAACTAAGCTAGAAATTAAAACAACACCTAACGGTTCTAGTACAGAAGCAGTTGCACTTACAGTAGGAGAAGATAAATCTTTAACTGTAGAAGGTACAATAGAGCTAGGACATGCAAGCGATACTACTATAGCTAGGTCAGCAGCAGGTATTGCTACTATAGAAGGAAAGCAAATATTTACAACTAATACACCTGCCTTAACTAGTGCAGCTGCAGGAGTACCTGCTGTAACAATGCAAATTAGACGCACTATTACAACAGCTGAAGCTAACGCCCTTAACAGCACGCCAATAGAGTTAATTCCAGCTCAAGGAGCTAATACAGTTATAGTACTTGCAGGTGGTATAATTAGAATTGATAGAGCTGCTACACAAACTAATGCAGCAGCTGATATGAATTTTCATTACGAAGGTCTTGAGCCTGGAACATTTGCACAAACATCTCTTTTTCACGCTAGAAGGTTTATGTATAATGAGACTGGAGATAGAGTTTACAATATAATTCCAGGAATGTCAGCGTATGAAGTTGCACAATCTTTAACTCAAGATGTAAATAAAGCTGTAGAAGTGTCTGTTGATTCAGCACTAACATCTAATTGTATTACTAGCATGGACATTTATTTAACATACCACGTATTTAATATTTCATAATTATGGCGTTAGAAAATAAAAAACATACAAAATTTTATACAACTGATGGATCTAACGCTGATAAAGTTTCTACAGCTAAACTTGCTTATGTAAAAGATTTGTGGGATAAAGACGTTGCTAGTGGTAGTAATTTAAATTTATTAGATGATCCTACTTTAGGGCCCTTACTATATCAGATGCAGCAAATGCAAGACGAGTTAGATTCTATAAGAACGCATATAGTTAATGATATTGGTGATGGTGCTCAAGGACCACAAGGCCCTGCTGGACCTAAAGGAGATACTGGTGATGCAGGTGCAGATGGTTCTAACGGTAGTACAGGAGCTAGAGGGCCCGCAGGTAATGATGGTGCAAGAGGTGCTGCTGGACCTGCAGGTGGTGTGTATGGAAACATAATCAAGATACTACCTACACAGTTTATGGGTAATGATGATGTTAGTTATGAACGTACTGTTATTGAAGATGATGTTAGAGGCAAATTAGGAGTTAGAGTAACTCACTCTTCTCAAGAAATATTTGCATCTACTACAATACCAGAAGGTAAGAGAGTAACAGGGTATGCTGTGTATGCTAGTAGTAAAGTAACAACCTACTTAAATGGAGTAGATTTAGCTTCAGGAGTATCATCTGAAATAGGTACTGGATTTTCAGGGGCTGTTATAAACTTAAAGACAACATACAACTCTGCAGAAACTAACTACGTAGCTATAAAAGTTATGACTACATCGACAGGACAAGTAATATACGGAGCAGTAATTGTCATAGCAGACATATAATAATATAATAGTAAAAATAATAGTATGGCACTAAACGGGAAATATATATCATTAAAAATAATAATGGAAGAACTTTATGCTGACAATGGTTATCAGTATGAAATTCCTTGGGTTGATTGTATGATGTGGGCAGAGGAAGCTCTTAATTTAATTGGCCATCCTAGACAATATATTAGAAAAGTTACAGGACATTTAGAGCACCCAGATTTAGATATAAAAAACTACAGAGCTAAACTCCCTTGCGACTTTTATCAATTAGAACAAATATCTGTAAATGGATTAGCTGCTAGATACTCTGGAGATACTTTTCATCATTTGCTTAGTGGGGATTGCTGTGGTATTGACACAGATTCTAGCTCAGGATTATCTTACAATTCAGAACAAGTAGTTATTAGGAACTGGGGGACAGATGTTATGACTTACAATGAAGAAACTCAATCGTATTCTTACGAAGCTAGAGATTTAGAAGATATGCAAAATTTAAATCTTCAAGTAGATGGTACGCAAGAGTTTGCTTTAGGAGGAGGTTATGGTAGTAGTACTAGAGAAGTAACTTTTGACTTAAACAATGATCACATAACTCTTTCTGACAAAGAAGGTAAAGTGTGTATGGCGTACTTAGCTTTACCTCTAGATAAAGATGGTTTGCCTCTAATCCCAGACAATGTAAGTTACAAGTTAGCTATAAAAAAATACTTAGCTATGAAGATAGATTACATAGAATGGAGAAGAGGTACATTAAATCCTCAAGTATTCCAACACTCTGAGCAAGAATGGGCTTGGTATGTAGGACAAGCAGGTAATAAAGCTAAGATGCCTAACTTAGATGCTATGGAAGCTATTAAAAATCAAACAATGCGTTTGTTACCTAATATAAATGCACATGAAACTTTTTTTAAATCTTTAGGTTCACCTGAAATAAGAAAAAATTACAATAAATAATGGGACAACTTAGCGTAAATACATTTAATAAAGGTATGAACCAGGATGTAGGAAAAACAGTTCCGCAAGAAGGTTCGTATTTAAACGGTAGAAACCTTAGAATTATTGCTAACGAAGATTCTCAAGAGTCTGGCGTAGTAGTTAATGTAAAAGGAAATGCTTTTTCTGTAGACTTTAATGTTGAGCAAAGCGCATTATCGCCTTGTCAAGATGCTTGGGCGCAGTTAGGGCAGAAGTATTTTTTAGAAGGTATGCTTGTTAGTGCAGGAGATTTTATTGCGTATCAAAATGTAATATATTACAATCCAAGTTTAGAAGGAGCTATAACTGAATCTGATATAGAAGGAAAATGTATTCTATGCGGTAGACCCACTGATAATGCAAACCCTTTATATTATATAGAGGGGTACGGAGACCCAAGTATAACTAGTTTTGAAGTTCCAAGCGCATCTGAGTTAGAAGGATTAAATGGAGAAATGCCTGTAGATGTTATAGGATGGACTTCTATAAGAGATAACGTTTACATTTTTGCTACATCTAATAACAGCTTTAATCCAGGAGGAGTTCTTTTAGACGAACTTATTAACCCTGCTAGCTACGGATATATATACAAACTAACTTTTGATCTTTCAAGTAATGCTGCTTCTAGCGAGTTAATTTATTTTGATTCAGAATTAAATTTTACTTCTAGACACCCTATAGAAGCAGTGGGTAGGTATGAAACAAACTCAATAGAAAGACTTTATTGGACAGATAACTTTAATCCTCCTAGGACTATAAATTTAAAAGATCCTAACATTTTAGATTTAACTCCAGACGATTTAAATTTAAATCCATCTATATCTTTTTCTAAGCCTAAAATAACTTCTGTTACTAATGGAGGGGCTTTACCTTCAGGAATGTATCAATACGCGTACAGACTAAGAAATACTGTAGGAGCAGAAACTAGGTTCTCTCCTTTGTCAGGGCTTGCGCATATAGTGCAGGCATCAGAAGGAGAAAATTATTGGGAATACTCAGAAGATCCTGAAAATATTACAGAGTATGTAGGTAACGAGCCAGGAGAACTTTGTTCTAAAGCAGTAAATATACAAATAGACAACATAGATACTGACTATGATTTTATAGAAATAGCAGTTGTGTATAGAACTACAAGAGAAGGTATTTCTAATTGTTATGTATTCTCTTCTAGAAAAGTAGTGTCAGATAGTATGAATGTTATTCATTCTAGTGATCAAAATATTGTAGCACTAATACCTTTAGCAGAGTTAACTTCTTTTTCTTTAAAGATTGATAAAGCAAAAACTATAGAAACTAAAGATAACAGATTATTTTTAGGAAACATTGTAAGCCCTGTAGATGATATAGAATTTAATGCTAGAGCTTACAGATATAAAAGAGATGATGAGCACGCTCATGACTTTAGTACACCTAATGAAGTAGAAACTTATGTAGATGATACTTTTGATTTAAATGCTGACTATGTAACAGACAGCGATTCTTATGAAGATCAAAATTTTGAGTATTCTTTGCAAGAAAATCTAGACTCTTTAAATCCTTATAACTCTGAAATTATAAGCGTAGTAGATTCTTCTAAAAGTTATAAGTACCAAAAAGATGGAAGAACTATAGGAGGAGAAGGTCCTTTTATAAAATATGAATTTATTAAAAAAGAATTAGATGGAGATCAGTTTGTTAGTGGAACTCCTCCACAACTACCTCCGTTTGTAGAAGTAAAACCTACGTCAACAGATTGTAGTACAGGAGAAACTTTTTTAGATTATAAAAACCCTGTAATAAATGCTAATTATAAAGGATACCAAAGAGATGAAATTTATAGATTTGGTATAGTTTTTTTTGACACTCAAGGTAATCCAGGAGGAGTTAATTGGATTGGAGATATTAGATTTCCTACTCACTATGATATAGATTATAAAAAAGGAGCAGATTTATATAACTTTACATTATCACAAACTAGAAATACAGATAATTTAACACATGCAGGTACTGTAGAAGAATATAGTTCTACAGGTTCTCAGAGTGGGATTACTTTAAACATAAATGAAGATAATCAAACAAACTGGGATAATGAGTTTAGTGCATTTGAAGGTGAAGGAAATCTTGTATCTGAATTAGGAACTACTCAAGGAAATATGCTACCTAATAAACATTCTATGTATGCTTTAGGAATTAAATTTGAAGTAAACATACCTCAAGATATACAAAAACGTATAAGTGGTTGGAGCATAGTAAGGGTAGAAAGAAAAAAACAAGACAAGACTGTCCTAGGAATGGGAATGGGTAATTATTTGTACAGATTTGGTAAAAGCGGAAACGAGTTAAATTCTTATAGAGCTGCATTTAATGCGCATTCTGCAACATGGCCAAGTGGAGGTGGATGGAACATTGCTAATAAAGGAGAGATAAGAAATAATTTATTGTCTTTAGATAGCCCTGACTTTTTATTAAGCGGAGAGTATCCTACTGCATCAGACTGTGATTATATAGAAGTGTGTGGAGAACTAGGAACTGGAGGCTCTTCAAATAGTTATGAGAATGATTTTATACAAGACGACGATGATCATTTTTACAGAAAATTTTATTCTCATGCATGTACCACTAGAAATATAAATAATAAAGAATCTAAGGCAGTTAGAGGAATAAATTATAGATTCTTTTCTCCTGAGCAGTCTGCAAAATTAACTCAAGGAGGTTCTTTATCTTCTTCTTATGTAGGGGGAGATGGTGAGCAATACTTTAAAAAAGGTATACATAATTTTGCAATAAGAGTAAACAATAATGGAGAAGATATAGATTATTACAGCACAGGTGCTGAAACTTTATATATTCAATTTCCTGGGTACCATATAGGTGGTAATCAGAATGCGAGTTATTACACAGAATCAATACCTGATGGTCAAAATATACAGGTAAGTTATCCTCATTCAGATGTAGTTTTAGTTTCTACATTTGGAGAAGCTAATGGTAATCAAATGTATTTTCATCAATCGGGTACATCTCCTTTTTCAGGAGCTAGTGGGTTAGATGCTAGTTTATCTGCAAATGATGACGACGGAGGACATTCTAATATATGGGATCTTTTTAAAGTTCAAGAAAAACCTCTACTTGCTTGGCGAAGAGAAAGGCCTAATCAATATGGAGGTAAAGAAAAATTTGCTAGAGATAGAAATGTGTATATTTCTGCAAGCAACTTTGTTCCAGTAACTGAAGTAGCAAGAGATATTAACTCCACTGAAACTGAAATAGATGTTTGGGGTGGAGACACATATGTACATTTTTATGACATGGTAAAAATGAAAAAATGGGAAGCTGTAGACGGAAGAAAAAATAAAAGCATTAAAAAATTTAATTTTAATTATGCATTTCCTGTAGAAACTACATATAATTTAAGTTTAAGAGAAGGTTTTCATTTTGCTAATAAAAGTAATTTTGACGGTAAAGCTGCAGATGAGTTAAGATGGGATGATACTAGTATTAGAGAGTTTTATTCTGCAGAAAATGATCTGTTAGAGTATTACCCTAAAAATTCAGAAGTAATTAATACAGGAGAACACGATAACAGAGTTGTATACTCAGACGAAAAAGCTAACGGAAATCTAAAAGATAGTTGGACAAGTTTTAAATACAATAATTATAAAGATATTGATGGTAAATATGGTCCTATAAATAAATTAATTTTATTTCAAGACAATTTATTTTCTTTTCAAGATAGAGGAATAGCAATGTTTTCTATAAACCCTGTAGCAGTAACTACAACTAAAGATCAAAACTCTTTAGTGTTAGGTACAGGTAAGGTTGTGCAAGACTATAAATACTTATCTAATGACATAGGAAGCAAGCATCAATGGGCAATTATTTCTGCATCTAAAGGTTTGTATTGGGTAGATATTTTAACTAATTCTATTTATAAGATAGCACCAAAGTCAGGTGTTATGGAAATATCTAGAGTTAAAGGTTTAAAAAATTATTTTGAATCTAAACTTGAAAACTCTTTGTTCCCTTATACAGAATATTTAAATAATATAGGAGACAACCCTTTCTATAGAGATGGGATTACAGTAGGGCATGACGCTAAGAATAATGAAATTTTATTTAGCTTTTTGTTTAGAAACTTAACTGGACGACCGCCTTACAATATAACATACAATAACGAGATTTCTGAAACTATTTGTTATAGTGAAACTACACAAAGCTTTACGTCGTTTTATGATTTCTCAACACCAATGTTTATAAACACTCAAGATAAATTAATGAGTGTACACCCTTCGCAATTAAATAAATTGTTTTTACACAATAGTGGAGAGTATGGTAATTGGTATGGGCAAAGCAATAACACTACTTTAGAATTTATAGTAAATAAATACCCTTCAGAAACTAAAGTATTTGATAATCTAGAATGGCATACAGAAATTTTAGATGGAACTACAAATCTAGCAAACCTAACTTGGAGCTCTATACGTATGTATACAGATTACCAAGAGAGTGGGCAAACACTTACTCCTGGAGAGAATATAAAAAGAAGAGAAAGAACTTGGAAGACTGCTGTCCCTAGAGAAAAGGGATCAATGGAAAGATTTAAAGATAAATATGTAACTACTAAATTAACTTATATTAATGAAAGAGCTTATAAAATAAGAGCTCATTATGTTAAAACTAAATTTAGGGTTTCTAAAAGATAATTATTATATTTGCGAATTATGGCTAAAGGAACAAAAAAGAATAAAAATAAAAAAGCTACAACTCCTCCATTTCAGTTTTACGGAGATGAAGTACTTCTTGGACAGGGAGTAACTAACATGTTACCTGAAGTAACTATCACTGATGACGCTCCTAGAAATAACCCACAACTAGGATATTTTAGTCGAATGTATCCTGAAGCACAATACGGAAATGTAAGTAAGTATGCAGGATTTATAGATAATCTTGGAGCTACCGCAAGAACAGGTGGTGAAATAGGAGCAGGTATGGCTCCTGGGGTTGGGGAAGCAATAGACGCTGTTTACGTAGCAGATGCATTAAGTAGGGGAGACAAAGAGGAAGCTGCATTTTATGCTGCAATGGGGGTTTTACCAATTGCTTCTGCACCTTTATTTAAAACTATGAAAGGTGCTTACCAAGGTGTTAAAGGGGCGTTAGGTGGTGACATTGCAGCGGCTAGAAAACGTTTAAAGAATTTCGATAATTATAAAACAGATGTTCTAGACGGGGGGCACAGAAATATAATGAACTATGCTGCTGATAGAAATCTGTCAATGGATTCTGCAATAAATGAGCAAGTAGTTCGTAAAATGATGGACGATATTGCAATTACAGGAGGGTTAAAAAAGAATCCTCAATTAAGAACCCAAGTTAGAAACTTTATTTCCGCTGCAGGAGAAAGACAAGGAAGAAAACAATTAGCTGATCTTACTGGTGTACCAGATGATTTTGGTAAAAGTAGTGGATATAATATTTTAACAGGTAAAGAAATATATAAAAATCCTGCAGGTAGACCTAACTCATATAAACTTGGGCAAGCAGGTACTATGGCTGCGTTACAAAAACAATATCCTAACTTAGATATAAAAGGGATTGCTAAAGGAGATGCTGCTCCATTTAATTTTGTACAAAACACAGGAAGATTAACTAATGTTTATAATAATAAATTTACAACATTAGCAAACGGAAGAAAAGTACCTGTAAGTAAAAAAGATGCAGCACAAAGAATAAATTATTCTTTAGATTTAATGAAAAAATATTCAGATCCAGAAAATCTTGCTTTAGGATTAGAGTCTTTTTCTAAGAATTCAGGTAATGTACCAATGAGTGAAAGGGTTGCATTAAGAAATAATTTAAATGCTTTTGGGTTAAGCCATAGTCCTTCTGATGTATCGAGATTTTATAGAGGAAAAAGTGTTAATAATATTTTAAATACACCAGCCACTGATGCTAATAGTATTTTACGTATAGCTGAAAGAGGTCCAAGGAATGCTTCTGAGAAAAAAGCTCTTGATTTATATAATAATTATATATCAACTAATAAACAATCTAAACTTAGTTTACCTGCTATTGAAATGCCTAACATGCCTAAATTAAATTTACCTAATGTAGATTTAAAAAGAGTAGTAAATAATAATAACGTACTTAGAGGGCTTCATAGAGGTATGGTAAATGTAAAAAATGATATAAACGATCCTTTACAGAAAATTTATCAAAGTGAAAAAGGAAGACTTGGAGATTATTTACCTCAAAATTTAAGATCAGGTTACGCTAGAAGATTAGAGTCAGGGGCAGATGATTTACAAAAAAGTTATACAAACCCTATCCCTTCTTTTAATGTATTTAGAAATAACCCTCAAGCTGGTTCAAGAGAGTTACAGCACTCAATTGGAAAAACAATAGATGCTGCAAAAAACCAACCTGGAAATGTATTAGGAACTCCGTCAATGAGTTTAGATTCTTATGGACATTGGCTTGCTAACAGTAGAAAACTTAGTGGAGACAATGTAGGAATATTATCTTCTGCTAAAGGATCTGAAGTTCCTTTAAGCACTATGGGTGTTAATAGTAGAGCAAAAGCTACAATAAAAGTTCTTGAAGATTTTAAAAAATCTGAAAATTTAAATGACATTCAAATAAGACAACTAGATAAAATCTTAGGAGACTATAAAGGTATAGGAAAATTATACGATGATAGTGGAGTTTTAACTGGGGCAGGAAACTTAAAAGAAATGGCAAAATCTCAGTTAGGAGAAATAAGAGGAGGAATAGATTTAAGAAATTTCTTTGAAAATTTAGATCCTGCTAAAATTCCAGGAGGTTTTAGCGATTTTGGTTCAAAAATGCATCCTACGCAAGGAGAAGATATACTTAAAAAAATAAATAATTTAGAGTTAGAAAATATAAATAAAAAAATCTTAAGTTATAATGAGGTTGCTAGAAACAGTAAAGGTATGGAAGAAATACCTCTAGCTAGACTTGATGGAGATTCCTGGAAGTCTCAAATAATGGTAAATGCTCCTAGAATGAGAGCAATACCTACTAATCCTAGTGCTCCTAATTATCCTCAATACCAACAAGCTATAAAAAAAGGTGCTGAACAATTTAAAAATAGAGCAATAGGTTTATATGGGGCAGGAGTTCCTTTAGCTACATACGGTAGTTATAAGTTAGGAAAAAACTTTGCAGATAATTATGCAAATTCTTCAGAAGAAAAGGCACAACAAAACGTTATTAGCTCTGTAAAAAATAGAGCTGTAAAAATGGATATGCCTAACGCAGATGCATTTGACCCAATGGATAGTACTCAATACCAACAGTTTAAAAGGTATGAGGATTCATTATTTAACCCTAATTTTAATCCTGACACAACTATAAATTACGCTAAAGGAGGGTTCTTTAAAAAGGTAGGGCAAGGAATAAGAGACTTAGGAGTAGCTGCAGTAAATACTGCTGCATCTCCTTTTGAATCTATATTAGGAACTGACTTTGGAATAGATGAAAAGTTTGGATACAAAACTAAGTTTGGAGAAACTGTAGGAAATGTAGGAGAAACTGTAGGCTCTGCAGTAGGATCTTTTGCACCTACAGCATTAAATGTAGTTGCTCCTGGACTAGGAACAGCTGTACAAATAGGAGGACAAGCTGTAGGAGCTGGACTAGAAAGCGCAGGAGTAACTAAAGATATATCTACAGACCCTCAATCTGCAATGGGTTCTCAAATAGGACAATTAGGTAGTATGTTTGCAGGAGCAAATCCTGCAGGTGGTTTTGGAGATTTAGCTAACAACATGGCTAACACTAATATGATGCAAAACTTCTCTGGAATATTTTTAGGAAATCAAACTCCCCCAGCACAAAAAGGTATGAAAAATTATAAATATGAAGAAGGCGGTATATCAGAACAAGCAGATATAGAGGCTGAAAGTGGTGAAATTGTTTTAACTCAAGGAGGACAACCAAGAAGTTTAAACTCTAAAGCAGGGTTAAATAATTTAGGTGAAGGTGCTTATGAAATAAAAGGAGATGAATCTCATTCTAGAGGTGGTGCAGACTTAGTATTACCTGAAGGAGAAAGCACAATTGTAACTAACTTAAAAGGCAGGTCTACTAAAGTAAAAGCTTTGTATGCAAAAATTTCTAAAGCAAATGAAAAAATTAAAAGCACTGACTTTATAGAAAGACAACAAGGAGAGTTAGAAAAAAGAAATGCTATGGCTCAAGTTCAACAAGAGGTAGCAGAACAACAAAAAGATAATGGGAATCAGACTAATGTAGATACAGATATGGCAAAAAGAGGTTTATGGGCAAATATACATGCTAAAAGAAAAAGAATAAAAGCAGGTAGTAACGAAAGAATGCGTAAGCCTGGCAGTAAAGGAGCGCCTACAGCAGAAGCTTTAAAAAACTCTCAAGCTATGTACGGTATGCAATACATGAAAGCTGAAAATGGTATGCAATTTACAAATTTACCTGAAGGAATTTCATCTTCTATGTATGGGCTAGGGTTTAACCCTCAATCAATGCCTGGTATGGAGCCTGGTGCTTACTCTAATATGGATAGAAGTACATCTTTGCCTATGAGAAGTGCGCAAGGACAGTACGAAGGTAGAAGGACTATGCCACCAAGAGCTCAAGAAGGTGTAGTTAACTACAACATGCCTGCAACAGGGCCATACTCTAATCCTATGGGGCAAATGTATAGCGGTAATCAAGATTTAGGAGGAGGAGTATCTTTCGATAGACAAGTAGGTTTTATGAATGACCAAGGAGTTCAAAATATGTATCCTGAATATCAAAATCAAATAGGAGCTATGTACGGAATGTCCAGACCAAAACAAAATTCTATTAATTTATCTCAAGCAGGAATGCCTAACATTGCTGTTCCAAATACACCTCAGTCTTTTAGACCGTACAGCAATCCAGTTCCACCGCAAGATTTTGGAGTAGGAGATGGTATGTCTACAAGCAGATTAAATCCAAACGGAGACAATGAAATAAATCTTTCTCAAGTAGGTAGACCTGCTGAGTATCCTACTACATTAAACAGTATAGGAATAAACAGTATTTCTAATCCTTATGAGCAAAATTCTCAATTAAGAAGACAAGGTTCTCCACCTCCAAGAACTTACCCTACACCGCCAAGAGATGGATTTGATTTTAAAAGTATGATGCCTTATGCATCTTCTATATATAATGTAGGAGCAGGTATAGCAGGACTAATAAATCCTGCAGAAGGATTAAAAGCTTCAGACTATCAATTAGACGGTAGAATGAGAGCTAACAAAATAGATCCTTACTCTCAAATATCTCCTTCTTTACAAATAGCTGCAACTGCTATAGGCTCAGAAAGAGATCCAGTAAGAAGACAGGCAATGGCTTCTAGTATGGCACCTAATGTAGCGCAACAATTTTCTAGAACTAGTTATTTAAATAATCAGTTAGAAAATGAGGCTCAAAGATATAATTTAGGTATAGATAAATACAATAAAGGAGTACAAGGCCAAGTTGATAAATTTAATATGGGATTAGAAGCTATGCCTTATCAAATGATACAACAAGGATTAGGGCAAGCAGCTAACACGTCAATAGCAATGGATAGAAACAATATGCTTAGAAATTTATCTAAAACAGCAAGATTTGACGAAGGAAATTTTAACTTTAACTATGGGTTTGGAAATACTAAACCAGGCCAGTTTAAATATGATCCTATAACAGGTGAAAAACTATAATTATGGCAGTAAGAGGACTAACAGGATTAATGATGGCAGGGCCTATGGAGCAAACAGAGTTTTCTCCTTACCCATACCAAGAAGTGTTACAAAGAAATCAAGCTAAAGAGCAATTGTATGACGCAACCGCGCAGTCTAACATTGCATTTATGGATGAAATGGATTTGTATTCTACTATACCTGGTACAAAAGATGAAGCTGACGCGCTTACAAAACCATATTTAGATCGTATGAATGAGTTGTATGATGCATCAGGAGGAGACTTGTCACAAATGGCAGCCCCAATGCAACAACTAACATACGAATACTATACAGGAATGTCTGATGCAGGTAAAAGATTAAAAGGAGCTGGGGCAGCGTATAAAGCACAACAAGCATCTCTTCAAAAAGGTGTAGAAGAAGGTACTTATACACAAGAAAGAGCAGGAGCTATACTTGCAAAACAAACTCAAAACTTTAATCAAAATCTAGAAGCATTTAAATCTGGAGAAATAGATGTAATGCCTCAAGGAACTGAATTTACAGGGTCACCTGTAGCTACTCCTGATATAACAGATGACATGTTTAAAATACAAGAGATGATAAATAAAAATCAAATCTCTAGTGTAAATATGGAGCCTATATTTGGACCTGACGGACAATCTATTGTAGGATACAAAGATGTAATTACAAAAAGAGAGTATACAACAGGAGAAGGAGCTAGAGAACTTACAAATAGATTCTTAAACGCAATGCCTGAGTATTCAGAGTGGGCAAATGAAGCTTATGATTTAGGATTAGTAGAAAATTATAACAGAGATGTGCACGGAAGTGCCTTTGATTTATACGCACAAAAAGATCCTACAGTAATGCCTTTGTCTGAAGATCCTGGAATGGCAAATATGCAAATGCAAATGGCAGGCGTAGAAACTCCTGAAGAATACAATGAAGTTATGGGGCTAAAACAAAACATGGTCCGTCAACAAATTGCAGAAGTAGGAGAAGAACAAGCTGGAGCTAGTCAATTTAGAACAATGCAAAGAGAAGCAATGTTAGATGATATTGCAGCAGGTTCTGGAATAAGTGAGGTAGATAGAATTTCATTAACAAGCGCAGGAACTGATACAAATGATAGTACAGTAGGATATAATATTGGCGTAGGTGATTCTTATACTACACAGCAAATACCGCTAGGAGATGCTACAGGTAGAGTAACTAATTTAGAAGACTATCAAGCTGAAGTAGGAAACAAACAAGCTAGGTATGCAGATTTACAAAATAAGTTAGAGCAAGGAAATGTAAGCCCTGAAGAAACGCAAGCGTTTACTGATGAAATGACTGCAATACAAACAGATTTAGATAATCTTTCTAAACTAGAATTCCCGTTACAAACAGGAAATTTAAAAGATAAAACTATTGAAGAAAATATAAAAGATTATAGTAAATTTGGAAGTGTAATAGGACAAAATGCAATGCAAAGATTATCTCCCGAAACTAGAGAGTTTTATAATTCATTTAATGAAAGAGCACAGTTTTCTGAAGATGATATTGCAGGACACGCGGCTTTACACACACACTTTAACACAATTAAAAATTATTTAGATCAATACAGTGATGTAGATTTAGATAGATTAATAGAAAATTATAGTGAAGGTGGTGTTGAACAGTTATTAGGACAAACAATACCTGGAGATGTGTTAAGGTTGTATAAAGATTATGCAAATAAATTTGAACGTTTTGAAAATATAACAGACGTAGATAGACAGTTTACATATCACCAACCTTCTGCAGACACAGACAACAATGAGTTTGTTAGAACACAAAGAAGAAGTAGTGATTTCTTAACTAATCAAGGAGGGCCTTACATGGATGTGCTACAACCTGATGCAGGTTCTGTACAAGAACTTTATGCAGATGCTTTTGAAACTATTAGAAGCGGAATATCTGGAGAAATTGTAGATGCTGATGGTGTAACAAAAACTTCTAGTTGGGCCCCACAGTTGTATGTAGGTGAAGGATTGTTTGAAGGTAAACCATACTTTGTGTTAGACCCTAAGTTTTATAAAGTAGGAAACCAACAACCGCAACCTATACCTTTCTCTATGCTTAACAATAAAGCATCTTTTATGGGTCAAAATGTAGGTGATTACATGAATCAATTAGATAAAATGATTATAACTATGGACAATGAAAAGTCTATGAGCGCTTATAATTCTTTATCAGATCAATATATATTTGAAGGACGACAATTGTACACTAATCCAGACGAAGCTGCTAAACAAGGTATGACAGTTGAAGCAGCTAGAGAAATGGGAGCGCAAAGAGTTACGCAAGGTGTAGGAATGCAATTAAATGCGCAGTACTTACCAACGCTTCAAGCGTCAGGTATAGAAACTGCAACATCTAGTATAATTACTGCTAACAATGACGAGTTTGAGTTTAGAGTGTTAGATCCTAAAATGTTAAGTCAAGGGCCTATAAAAAATAAAGAAACAGGTGAATTAATATTTGATCCTAATACAGATCAATTACGTGTAGAACGTAAAAGACTTATGGCGCCTAGAGATGTAGATGCACAAGAAGGTGTTACTGCACAGCCAATGTCTGAAACATTCTCTATGTATTTTTACAGACCTACAGGTGACGAGGATTCAAACTTAAGAATTTCAAATAATATGACGCCAATACAATTTGGTAACGGCGAGACAGAAGCTCCTAGTTTAGAGTCTTTAATATACAGAGTTTTTGAGGGAGATGCACAAGTAGAAAATATATTATCTGGAATACAAAGAAGATAAATTATGGTTAAAATAAGTGATTTAAATCTAAATGTTGCAGAGCCTATACAGCCTACACAAACGTTAGACCCCGCAACTAGTTTACCTAAAGAAGACATTCGAACTCCGATGTCTTCTTTAAAGTTAAGAGGCGTATCAGGACCAAAAATAGGTAAGTATGCAGGATTAGGGTTAATGGATTTAACATCTTCTGCAGGAACAGATTTTACAATTACTAGTGCAACAAGACATGGGAATAAAGATTCGCATCACGGTACAGGTAATGCTATAGATTTTGGTGTTCAGTATGGTAATGGAGATGGGAGAGACCTAATCAGCTATTTCTTTGACAATGAAGAAGGTACAAATCTAAGTCAAAGAGGTGCAGATTTTCTTAGAAAACATAACGCAGAGTTAATAGATGAAAGATCTAGGGATGGGCAAGCTCATTTTCATTTAGAGTTTAATAATCCAGAAACAGCAAAAACTATTTATGGCCCTAAAGATGATCAACCTTTTTATGAAAAAGGATCAGTAACTAGTGAAGAAGGTTTTCCTATATATGGAGTACAGGATTCATATAAAAATAATGATTACAATTCTGCAGAAGGATATTCTAAAGCCTACGACGATCTTGTAGATGAAGATGGTATGATGGAGATAGGCCCACAAAGCCAATTCTTTTTAAACTATGGAACTACATACGAAGAGGCTATAAGTGAGTCTCCTATTGTAGAGCAGCCTGCTGCAGAACAGCCTGACGATAAACCTTTAAATACTTTTTCTAATTTTGAAACTGTAGAAGGTAAGGATTTTGGTAGATACATAGATAATCCTTATCAACATTATAGTAATGAGCGAGTACCTTTTGTACTACGAGGTAATTTGTTAGGAGCTAATAGAGATACTGTTGAAGGATACTATCCTCTATTTAAAAACAGATCTGAAGCTAGTATACGTAGAGAGGCAAGATCAGGTCTTAGTTTGTTTGGCGATTATGGTATAGATATACACCCAGGAACTAACATAAAAGAAGAGACAGCACTTAAACAAACAAACGCTAATAAATTTATTAGATCTTTTGGTAACATGTCAAGCTCTTTCTTAGAGGTAAGTGCAAGTACAGTTAATACAATTTTGTTAGGAGCTCCGTCAGCATGGGCACAAGGTAGATTTAGTGGTGTGTTTAACAATCCTGGTAATGAAATACTAAGTAATTTTAAAAATTGGTATAAGCAAGAGTACCCTATACACGCATCTAAATCTGAAGAAGAAATGTCTTTGTTGCAAAGTATTGGAACAGCAAACTTTTGGGCAGACCAAGGTATGGATGGTGTAGGGTTTTTATTAGGAGCTGCTGTAACAGGTGGTGCGGCTGCAGAACTTAAAGTAGCTACAAAACTATCAAAAATGATGGGAATAGCTAATCCTAAAAATTATGCTAGGGCTGCATCTGCTATGTTTAGAAAATCTACTGTATCTGGTGGGTTCCAACTAGCTAGAAGAGCTGTTCAGGGCTCAGGTACAACATCTGCTCGATTAGCAAAAGCTAATTTTATAGGCGCAGGTTTAATATCTGCAGCTGGTGAAGCTTCTATTGAGGCAAACATGATATTAAAAAATTCTATAGATCTTATTAGTAAAATGCAAGCTGAAGGTGATCCTAGGTATCAAGGAATGTCAGAAAAAGATATAAGAGATACTGCAGAAGCATATGCTAATATAGCGTGGGGATTAAATGTAGTTACTGTAGGAGCGTCTAACCTTGTAATGTTTAAAAATTTATTTGGAGGAGGTTCTACTAATTTATTTAGTAAATATCTTAAGTCTAGACTTGTTACTCAAGGAGGTAAAACTACATTTAAAGAGTTAGGTAAAGCAGGATGGGTAAAAGAGTGGGCTAAGAATTGGTGGAAACGTCCTTTAGCAGAAATGAATGAAGAGTGGATACAATACGCCCTAGAAAGAGGAGCTAAAGATTATTTTACTCACGAATACACACCTGATTTAGAAAATGTAAGAGATTACATAGATAGTGGTGTAGGTATGGGAATATCTATGGCTAAAGGATGGTGGCAAACACCGCAAGAACTTCATGGACAACAGGCTATGTTTTTAGGGGCATTGCTAGGTAAATTAGGTGAAGCTGGAGGTTCGTATTTTAGAGGGGCACCTACAGAATGGAAAAGCTACCAAGAAAAATACGAAAGAACAAAAGCAGTTGCTGATGAGTTAAATGCTGTTCAAGAAAATGGAGATGTATACAAACACATACTACATCTTGCAAACTTAACTAAGTCAGAAGAAAGACAAAGGCAAGCCTTAGAAAAAAATGACACGTTTAAATTAAAAACAGACGAAGCATTTAAAATATTCAAAACTATTGAATTGTTTGAAGAAACAGGACAAATAGATGTATTGCTAGATTTATTAGACGATGTAGCTAAAATGTCTAACGAAGAGTACGCAGAAACATTTGAAAGAGATCAAACAAATCCTAACGACCCTTTAGGCTTACCTGTAACTAAAGTAGATGTAAATAAAGAAATTGATTTTTTAAGACAAAGAATAAAAGATTACCAAGACAACCTTGCACCAATAAAAGAAGGTATAGCTGCAATGATGCCACAGATAGCACGTAAACTATCTAATGACCCTAATGTAGACGCACAGACTCTAGCACTTATACAACAAAAGCTAGCGTACTATTCTTACATGTCTAAAGATTTTGATAGACGTACAGATGAAATAAACACAGCACTTTTAGACCTTACTGCAGGTATTATAAACATGGAAGGATTTAAAGGCATTGAGCTTACTAAAAAAGACTTAAACGACTCTAAAGTACTGCAAGAAGTGTTTAGTAAGTTTGTAGAGCAGTTAGAACGAATGAGTGAGGCAGAAATAAATCTAAATGATTTAGAAATGCAACAATTATTTGATTTATTTGCTGATGGACTAGTTATGGCTAGAGAATTACAGTCGTTTCAAGAAATGATTGAAGGTATATATAATAATCCTGCAAAAGAATTCCAAAAAGCAAAAGAAGATTTAGATAAAAGAGAAGAAGCTAAGAATCAAGCTGAAGAAAAGATAGCATCTATAGTAGAGAGTGGGCAAGCATCTGAAAACGCAACTCAAGATGAAAATAATAAAGAAAGCAATGAAACTCCTGCAGCTGAAGAGCAAAGCAAAGAGCAGCCTAAACCGCAAAAAGTACAAAGAAATTTAAAGGATGATTATATATCGAAAGAAGATTTAGAAAAAGATCTTGAAATAGATGGAGTTATTCCTGAGTTTGGAAAATTTAGAGATAATGAAACATATCAAGAAGAAGAACTTGTTAAAGATGAAGAGACTGGTGAACTAATACCTGTAATAAGAACTAGAGTTAAGGCTGCAGCTAGCAGAACTAAAGGTAAAAGCGTAAAAATAAACGGAAAAATTTTTCAGATACAAATAGAATTGTATGATGATGGAACAGCTATATACAGAGTAAATTCTACAAAAGTTAAAGCAGGTGTAGTAAATGTAGATAAATCACTTTCAGAAGCTGAGCTTGATTCTGAGTTAGAGGCTTCACTTAAAAAAGAATCTACTAGCTCAAATCAGGTAAATAATGATAGACAAGAAACTTTAGATATAGCCAAAACAATTTCTCCTGCAAATTATATACAAGTTCAAGGTAAACCAAAACAACTTTTAACTAAGTTTAGAGAATATATTAAAGATGTTCTTTTACTAGAAGGAATGGATATTGGGTATTCAAATGGTAATTTAGAGTATGGAGATAATATTAAAGTACCTGCTTCAATAATACAAGCAGGTGGAGGGGCTACAAGTGTTTTAGATATAAATATAGAAGATTTTATTAATGCTTATTTTGACGCTGCTCCACGTAAAAAAGAATCTCCTAAGTCAAATAAGCCTAATCCTGCAGAATCTTCGCAAACTACTAACGAAGCTACAGAAAGAGATCCTGAAGTACCTTCTAATGAAACTTCTATAAATGAAAATGAAGAATCTCAAGTAAAAATATCTAAAGAAGATGATAGTTTACAAGCAGGTATTGAAAAAGACGAACCTGTAAAACTAGGAAGCATACTTACAGCGGCATGGAAATCTGTGAGAAACTTTTTTAATAACACGCCTGGTATAGATCCTACTACATCTAATTATTTAGAAAACCCTGATACAGGGAATATAACCCAGCAAAACAAAGATATTGTATGGGAAATAGATTTTAATTATATAGAGCTTCGTGAAGGAGGGCAATACCCTAGAGGAACAGTTAATAAACTTAAAAATAAAACAGATTTAACAGATGAAGAGTTAAAAGTAGTTCCAATTAAAGGTACGCTATTAACTAAAGAAGGCACTACATTAACATTCTACATGCACGAGGAGCCGTATATATTTACTAATATGGATCCTAAAAAATGGAAACAAGCAATAGAAGAGTTAAGTACTTTTAGACGAGACTTTTATAATTTATATCAAAAAGACAAGATTGCTACAGCTAAAGTAGTTTCTATGAGTGGAGGACATTTAGACACTCGTAGAGGACAAAAAAATAATTTAGCTACAGTTCTTAATAATGGAGACCCTAGAGTTAGAGATAAAAGAGTTGTGTTTGTATTTAATGATGGTAGTGAGTATGTAGATTCGTTTGGAAGAACTTATCCTGAATTAAGTTTAAACACTACAAACCCTAACACTAAAGGGGCAGTATATATGCCTATACAAATGAATAATGGCGATATATTCCCGCTTCGTGTTTCTATAGAAAATTTAAATAGACCAGCAGCAGAGTTATTATACACTATTTACACAGATAGAATGTCTAAAAAAATACTGTTAAATGATGTTATGTCTGAAGCTTGGATAAGTGATTATATAAAAACACATGATTTTGGAGATCAAATATTTTTTATGAAAAAATTATTTGATTACGTAAGTAATAGTGAATTAACTCCTACGTTTTCTGAAGTACTAAATATGTTAGTGTATGAGCATGAACAAGTTACAAAAATGCATGCATTTAGATTTGATGTAAAAAATAACTTACTAAAATTAGGTAATGAAGTTGATGGCATAATAACTACAGAGTCATATAGTATGCAGGATATAGAAAGTAATAAAGAAAAAATTATTGACTGGTTTGTAGAAAATAAAAGATTTAATGTACAACGATCTAGAACTTCTGATCCTAATTACGTAAATTTGTTTGTTGAAAATAAAATTGTACACACAAATGCTTTTACACATAGACAAACAGGAACACCTTTTATACAGCCTAGCGTTAGAATGTCTGTAATAAATAGTCCTAGTGAGTACGCAAAAGAAGTTAAGGAAGAAAAACCTCCTCTACTTGTCTTAGAGAGTGTTAAAGAAGGTGAAGTTGGTGATATTGTAATGGAGTCTGTAAAAGATGAACTTATAAAAAATGAAATTGCAAAATCAGAAGAAAGTGCAGCAGCTGATGAAGTAGTTAGAGATTTAAACAGCACTATGTCTGTAGAAGAAACTGAAGCACAACTAAATGCAGCTATGCTAGCTTCTCTTGTAGAAGAAAAAGTAACACCAGAAACAGAAGAAAAAGCTGTAGAAGAAAAAATAAAAAGAGAAACTTTACCTCCTCAAAATAACAATGAGCCTGCGTGGATGTTAGATATGGACGCTTTAGATGATTTAGATGACATTGATGGTGGAATAGATACGAGTAACTTAGAAGATGATGACCAAACCCCTTGTAAATAATGAAATGTAATTTATTAGATGAATCGTTTAAAAACGGTAAGAATTCAGTATTAGCTGCAAATGGGCAAACTTCTTTGTTGTTTGGACAATTGTATGATATATACAATGAAGACGGACAAAAAGCATACAATATATACCTTATTACACAGCAAGAAAATTTTAACAAATGGTTTGCAGCAAGTGAAACTGGTAATAATGTAGATGAGAATGGTGAACCTAAAATATTTAAAAACTTTTACGTAAGTATAGATCCAGAAACAAAGCAATCAAAAAGATGGTATATATTTGATTCTAATATAGAATCTGCCACTGCTATGTACCCTGTAGGATTGACACGTATACCAGGAATGACACCTGCAGAAATAAAAGAAGCAGTTGATGTTTTGTCTGCAGCGTTTGTAAAAAATAAAAGATACCAAGTACAAGATTTTGATGATGTAAAAAATTTAGACTACAGATTTTTTGGTGAGTGGGCTGCAGTGCACATGATGCAGTTAAGAAAAAATCCAAAATTAAAAGGAACTAAAACATATAGACTGTATCAACAAATCTTTGAAGATATAGTATACTTAAGAAAAGATGTACAAGATAGAGACGGAAATCGTTTACCTTTATTAGATGAAAACGACATGCCTGTACCTAGGTATAATCCTAAAGATCCTGTAAACTCGTCGCAACTATTAGAAATGGTATTCTCTAGAATGCAAAGAGAAACTAGAATAGAGCTAAAAGAAGATGAGAAAACTTCAGCACTAAACGTAAAAGAAGCACATTTTAGCAACCCTAAAGAAAAGCTAACTGCAAATGTTAAGCTTATGATTAGGAGTTTATTTAAAGTTACGTTTAAAGAAGGTAAAATTGTACCTGTAACAAGTAAAATACTTGGTAAGCCTACGCTAGTAGATCTTACTAAAACGTATGCTACTATAATGCAGTATTTAAGTAACATATACTCTTCAGATCCTACAGTAGATGTGTACACTTTAATGATAGATAAATTAAAAGATGTGCAAGGATTCCATCCTGAGTTTAACGAACTGGTAGCAATGCTAGAAAGATCTCCTCAATATAAAAAGACTCAATTTGTGCAAGCATTTATGAGACCTGAGCTAGATTACACAAGTACGTTTGTAGATGGTACATCTAAAGTAGGTACAAGAATAGGTAGCCCTGATGTACAGTCTAGTGAAAAAAACATTAGAGATAATTGGCAAATAGCGTACGAGCAACTAATGACTAAACCTAATCAAACAGGTAAAAGAATATTAGATGTAAGAAACGCAGAAAGAGCGGTGAAAGCCTATAAAGAGTTTAATGCAAAATTAAAGCAAGTTTATAAAAGAGCTTTAGTTTCAGCAAAAAAGCAATCTTTACAAGATCTTACAGAAGCAGATATAGACTTAAGTCTTATAGCAAAAGTGTTTGCGCAAATGTTAAACACTATAGGCGTGCAAGCAGACTCTACAGCGTTAGAATATCTATTTAAGCAAGGAAAAAACCCTGCAATAGAAGCTAATAGCTTGATGTCTGACCTTAAATATATATTTTTAGGTAGTACAAAAAAAGGGTCATTAGGATTACAAAATCTTATTGATAATCACAATAAAACAAAAGAAGGTAGATCTTTTCCTTTACTAGAAGATGTAGAGGGTAATATAAATTCTGTAATGTTTGATGAAAAAGCTATTAAACCTTTTTCTACAGCACAAGGAATTTATGATGCAGATTTATTAGAAACTACTGTACTTGGGCCAGGAGCTACATTGTATTGGAAATACGGTATGTATTCTTATTTACATACAGCAGTACTACGGATCCAAAAAGGAGATAAATCCTACGTAGAGCAATTAAAAAAATTACCCTACACAGAAACATCTGTATGGGTAAATTGGTTATTAGAAAATGAAGACAACGCTTTTGCAATAAAGCAGTTTCTTCATATGGTGAATACTTCTACAAAATCTGAAGGTAAAAAGAATACGTATCTTACAGGAGCTGATGCATTAATTAATAATATGACTAGAATACTAAATGGGCAGTACACAACTGTTTCTACAGGTACATCTAGTACGCAACATTATTTACAAGGGCCTGAAAACTTAGATTCTGGTGTAGAATATTTAAATGGAGATATTACTTTTAGTAATAATAAAGTTGTGTTTACATTTCAAAATTATATAAAAGCAGATATAGAATCCCAAAGACAAGCTTGGGATCATGTGTTTGGTAAAAATAAGTTACCTGAAGATCAATTGCTTTTAAATTACCACTATAAATTAGATAAAGAAGGGGTGAAACAATTTATTGACCCTAAAACTAAATTACCTACAGGTAATGTGTTTAAGGGAGATACTATGATGTTTCCTGACTTAGCATACGGTAAACCTATAGCAAAAAAATTAAAACTTTATCATACAACTGCATCAGATACAGAGTATACTCGAAACTTACCTATGCATTTAACAGATGAGATTCTTAATTCTGAAGAAATAAAAAGCATGATAAAAACAGCTTTTATATCAGAGTTTAAGAAAAGTTTAGAGCTAGCTAAGAAATATGATGTATACTTTGAAAATAAAGAAGGTGTATTGTACAGTAAAGCAATTGATGCTACTCTAATAAATTCTTTTAAAACTAGAAGAGGTAAAGACAACAACACTCTTAAGTCTCAAATATCTGCAAGAGCTTTTGGGGATTACGTATTTAATAGTATAATATCTGCAAGAGAGTCTATGGGAATGTTTGTAGGGCACCCTGCAATGTATAAATCTATAGAAGATGTACCTAAACGTTCAGGACACTTTACTACACCTACACAAAGATTTAGAATATATGAGCATAAAGGTAAATGGGCTATAAATCCTAAATACTATCATGCAACTGTAGATGATATAATGAGTCCTGGAGAGTTTTTTACAGATCCTAAGTGGAAAAAAGCGTTGGGAAAAAGTATATCAGATATGTTTGAAGAAGTAGATCTTACTGATGGTACTACTTGGATAACTCCAGAATTATTTAAACAAAGAGAACGTGGTTTAGGTAGATGGCCTGATAGTAAAGAAAAAGCTTTTGAGCGTATTATGCGTGGAAAAGCTAAAAAAGATGATTACAAAAAAGTTAATTTTACACCACAAAAATTTACAGTTAGAGGAACACAAGTTTCAGGGCAATATAATGTGCCTAGAATAGAAAAAACTGCATATGTAGTGCTTTGGCCTGATTTAGTAGAAACAACACCACTGAAAAACCTATATGATAAAATGGTGGCGTTTGAAAAGGAAAACTCTACAGATAAAGGTGTTATTGGTGTGCAAGTAGCTGTAATAAGTGCAGTTAAAGCTGGAGCTAAAAGTATCACTAAAATAGATACAAATGGTGTAATAAACGATAATTTTGAATTAGATTTCTCTTTAGAAAATCACGAAATGATGGGGTTAGCGCAAGAGCTTCCTTCTAAAGGGTTTACTTCTACAATTGTAGGTTCTCAGCCTAAACAAATTATATTATCTAATATAGATTTAGATGCAGCTTATCCTGGGTACACTAGCGGCGCAGAGTTACTAAAAGATTATTATACTAATGAATCTATAATAGCAAACAAAGGAAAAGAAAAATTTGCACAAGCTCACGGAATTAATCCTAGCTTTTTAAATCCTGGAGTAAATGACCCTGCTAAGCTGCATGCAAAGTTAATGGAGCGCTACTTAGATACAGAAGATGATAATATGATAAAAGGATTGGAAGACGGTACTATACCTTTAGATGCTATGTTCCAAGACAGAAGAGGATTACAAAGCGCACTAACAAATGGCCTTAGTAGAAAATCTATATTATATAAAGCATTAGGAGGACAATTTGTTCAGATAGCTGGATTTGGATTAGGGCAAGACTCTGCTAGGTACTCTGAGTTAAAAAAGAGTGAGAAAAACAGAATCAGGTGGATGATAGATGCAAAAAATCTAAAAGCTCCACAATTAGATTTAGAAAATAAAAAGATAATACCTGGTCAAATACTGTTACCGTATGAGTTTATAGAAAAGATCAAACCAAAAGACGGTAGATCAGTGGAGCAACTTAGTGATACAGAGTTAAAACAATTAGTAGATAAAGATGCACTACGTCTTTTAGGGTATCGTATACCAAACCAATCTATAGCTTCTATCTTTTCTATGGAGATAGCAGGTGTGCTACCAAAAGGATCAGGGGATTCTATAGTAGTATTTGATGGTATGACTACACTAACAGGTAGTGACTTTGATATTGATAAGATATTTTTACTAGTACCTCATTTAGAATTTATAGACGGTAAACTAAGAAGAGTTGAGTTAGATTCTTCTGACTCTATGGAGGCATTTGAAAATGAAAGAATAAGAATATGGGAATCTATACTGCAAAACGCAGAAAAAAGTAATGAATTATTGTTTCCTACAGATACAGGCTTCTTAAAAGATGACGCTAATGATGTATATAACATGGCGTTTGAAGGAAGTGATGAAAAGGTTATGACTAATCTTAAATTCTTTGGACCTGTATACCAAGATTCGTTAAAAACTAGATTTTTAATGGGTAAAAAAATGGTAGGTTCTGTAGCAAACAACATTGTAGATCATATACCTTCCTCGTTAGCAGGGCTACAGTTAACAGAGTATATAGGTTATGGGCATAAAGGTATGGGAAAAGATGCTGCAGTTTACACTGACTTGTCTAGAAACGACGTTATAGGTAGTGATATGCTTATAACTCAAATTATATCTGCGTATATGAATGCAAACGTGGATATTGAAAAAGACCCATACATATCTTATGTAAACTTTAACACTCACACTGTAAACGTAGCATTTTTGTTATTACGTTCAGGTGTAAACTACAAATGGGTAAATAGATTCTTAGCACAACCTGTAATTAGAGAGTATGTAGACAATCTATTCTCTTTAGATAGTGAAGCTCTTTCAGATGTACAATTAACTAAAAGTGCAATACAGAAAAAAGCAGTTAATAAAACTAAAAAAGATTTCTTCCCTAAAACACGTAAAGTAGAAGAGGTAGTAGAAGAGTCTGAAATAGAGATTGATGAGATAGCAGCTTTAGATGAAGAAGTGTTAGAAGCAGAAGAAGAGGAAGTGGTTGTAGAAGAAGACAACATTGCACAAGAACTTACTGTACCAGTATTAGAAGATTTGCTAAGATTTGGAGACACTAATGAAAATTATTTTGAAATGCAAAAGTTTATTCTTGATGAATTTTTAAGATTAAACGAGCACGGAGACTCAGTGTTAGAGCAAATGTTAGGGTCTAGACTTATATCTACAGGTTTAGGTAGAAATCTAACAGAAGTTAGAATGAGGAAGGAGAAAAAAGAATCTTTAGAAAAAGATCCTAGATTTATAAACTTTGGAAGCAAATACCAAAACAATACTGCAGACGGACTAACTTTAATGGGAGTAGCGCATCAGTATATAGATTACATCTTAGAAACTTTTGAAGATACATTTTTATCTGAGTCTGAGTTTATGGTAGAAGGGTTACATAAATTATTAGATGTAACTCTTATGTCAGATAACATACTAAATAGACAAAAGCTTGTAGATACTATGTATACATATTTGTACTCAGGGTTTCAAATAGCAAGTACAGAAGAGTTTGGGATGCAAAATTTATTATTTTCTAAGTCTCAAGCAGATTCGTTTGTAGTAGAGTTTAGGGAAATGCAAAAAAGCAATCCTGACAGTATATTATTAAACAAACTACTAACTAGTAAAATAAATTCTTTTGGACAAAATGAATTACCTAGTTATGTAAAATCTAGAGGCTTAAAAGGTGTGCCTTCTGAGATAAAAAACTTAGCTGTTCAAGAATGGGAAGATTTATATATAGACCCAAAAACAAGAAAATTTGCAATAAAATTAGTTAATATGGCGTTTTTTGTGTCTGGATTTAACAATAACATGAATTCTTTCCATACCTACATACCGATGACTTGGGTAAAAAACAGTGGGTTTTCGGATTATGTAAAGCATAATTTAGAAGACTTAAGTTTGTTGTCTATAGATGATATGGTAGACCAAATTTTAAGACATAACACTGAAAATCCTAGAATGGTTACAGATCTTGGTACAAAACCTAAAAAAGTACAAAAAGGAATTAAAAATAGTGGGTTTAAAGATTCTAAAAATAAATATGTACCGTTTAAAAGAGAGCTTAGTATAACTCTTACTGGTAAAGCCAGAGAAGCTGTAAAAAGAAAAAAAGCAAATGGTAAAACTATATACGCACCTATTATAAAAAGTAATGTTCTAGGAGAGTTAACTACGCAGATTATGGGGTATAGAGCAGATGGAACACCTATTTATACAAAAACTCGTGCTGTAAGAAGTTTAACTTATAAACTTATAGGATTACAATACACAACAGTAAATGGGAAGCCGAGTAAAAATCCTGTATACGAAGTTATATCTCCTTTAGGTTTTAAAGACTCTAAAGGGAATACTATAAATGAGTATAGATATGATCCTGAAGGATATACAGAAAAACAAACAAATTATAGTATCTTTGAGCAAAATGATCCTAAAATAGAATTAAAACAATTCCAGCTAGCAAGTTATAGAGAGTTTAGACAAAGCTTAAAAGAGTTGGTAGTTAAGGTAGATAAAAAACCTACAAATAATAACCCTGAAAGAGATATTTGTTAATTATGGCATGTAAATTAAAAATAGACCTAGACAATAACCCTAGATTTAAAGACAATTCAGAGGCTGTATTTGACTTTGTACATTCGCCTCAGTTTATAGACCTGTTTGGCGACTGGTTATCTCTTGCAAACGTAGGAATAACATCTGAAGAAGATCCTAGAGTTGATGAGTTTGGTTATCCTACTATTGAGTCTGTTATAGACATTATTGATAGCAACGAAATTAAAATAGAAATACAGCAAGAATCTACATTACTCTTAGGAACTGAGTATGAAGAAGCTAACAGAGATAAAATAATAACTGACCTTATAAAAAGAGTTAAGTCTCGTATAAAAAACTTACGTACTGCTAAGAAAATACAAATGTATGGTGCCGAGGAGTTAGAGTCTAGGATACAAAATGCTACATCTATAGAAGAAGCACGTAAAATACGTATAGATTACATGCGGTCTAAGTACGTAACAGATCTAGAAGCGTTAGCTGCGCAATTAGAAAAATTTAATGATAAGGTTGCGTTAAAAGGATATTTAAAAACTGTAGAGTTGTTATTAAAAAATGCAAAACAAGTTTTAAATATACAAGGAGCTTTAGATATAGCTACAATATATGAATACGACCAAAGACTTAAATTTATAAATACTGTTGATGAAGTTATAGAGCTTGTATCAAAAGAAAGAGAATTAAATTTATACATAACACAAGACAATACAGGAGGTACTGCAGTAGATTACAATAAAATACTTTCTGAAAAAGCTTCTATACAGTCTCAGTTTAACTTTAAAGCAAGACAAGCTATTGCAAACAAGTGGGGATCTGTTCCTGGTAAAATGACTGCAGTATATTATAGAAAATACTCAGACTCATTTTCTGATTCAAAAAAAGGTGGTATTCCTTATACGCAGTGGAGAAAAGCAAGAGCATTAAAAGATAATACAAAAAGCAGAAAAAGATATAGTGAAGAGCGAGGTGTTTTTGTTGCAGAGCAAATGGAGCGTAATGCTGATGTAATCAAGCAGGCAGAAATAGATAATTTTATGCGTATTTTAAAAGAAAATCCTAAAGATTTGTCTGGGTTCGCGCATTACATGCTAGATGCTCGTAATATGGGGGATGATGTAATATCTCTAGCTGCAGAAATACTAGATAAAAAAGATTATCTAACAATGCGTAAAACTATAGAAAAGTTTACGGAGCTTGAAAAATTGTGGAAACAATATATTAAAGGGAAAAGTACTACAGACATGCGTAGTTTGTGGGGAGATATGATCGGTAGAGAAGAAAATGGTAAGCTTACAAAATTTTTAGTAGATGAAATAAAACCTGACTTCTGGACAGCGCGTACAAAGTTTTTAACTCCTATGCTAGACGCTCAAGATAAATACGGCCAAAACAGTTACCAATATATAGAAGCAAAAAAGTCATATATAGAATGGTATAACGACAATGTAGAGAGTAGAGATAAAGTTTCTGGTAAATACAATGTAAAGTCTCAATGGAAAGATCCTAGATTTAATTTCTTTGCAGACGAAACTAATAAAAATAAAATAGAGTATAAGATGTATTGGTTCTTTCGTGACATGATCACAGAAAGAGATGAGATGTACCCTAATAGAAGAGGATTAAAACTACCTGCAATACAAAAAACATTAATGGAAACTAGTTTTGAAGACGGTTTAATTGCTTCAATAAAAAGAATATATAAAGATAAGTTCACACTTACAGCAGATGATATTGATTACTATGAGAAAGGTGAAGACAATTCAGATGACATAAGTAAATGGGAGCAGGTAAAAGCTTTGATGTATACAAATTTAAATGAATACGGACAAGTGCAACAAAAAATACCTGTGTACTATAGACAGGACGATAAAGTGCCTTTAAATGAGCAATCTTATGATTTACCGTCTATACTTTTAATGGACTATTGGGGAGCTGTTAATTGGGAAGAAAGTTCTTACGTTCAAGCAGAGCTAGAAATTTTAAAACAAGTGGTGGGAACTAGTAAAGTAGGTAAATACCATTGGGGTAAAAAGAAAGCACAAAAAATAAAAGTAAAAGGAAAAGAAGAACTTTCTTTTGAAATGGAAGACGGTATGGCTTCTAATGTATACAAAAATCTTACATCTGTAATAGAAGATAGGTTGTACGGAGTTAAAAATGTAGGGTCAGGTAAAGCAAATAAAATAGCTAGTACTTTAATGTCTTGGACAACAGATACTATGCTTATATTTAACTATTACTCTGCAATAGCTTCTGTATTCCAATCTAAAACTATACAATCTATGCGCGCTATGAGCGGTATGTACTTTGATGTAGAGTACGGGATGAAAGAGTTAATAAATGCAGAGAAAAAATTTGCTTTAGATATGCCTAATATATTTGGTGATATAGGAGTAATTAGGCCTGGAGCAATAACTAATTTATTAGGAGAAAGATTTCAAGCAGAACAAGATTGGAATCCTGCAGCTAAGAAATTTATGGCAGCTACAAAGTTAAGCCAGTCTGCAGATAAAAGTACATTACACGGGTTTCACCAAATGGGAGAGCACTATGTACAACACTTATTAATGTATTCTTTTTTAAACGGAATAAAAGTACAAAATAGTAAAGGTGAATATATAAATAAAGATGGGAAAGTCGTAAAAGATAGGAATCAAGCAATGTCGTTTGATGAAGTTTACGAAGCTAAAGAAAAAGAATTAAAAGTAAGAGATGGAATAGATGTAGGCTCCTTAGTTTTTAATACAGGTAGAGTTATAAAAGTAAAAAATAATAATTTAGTTGACGCAGAGTTTAAAGTAACTAGACAGTTGTTTGAATTAAATTATTACATCAATGGTAACTATACAAGCAAAAACAATGCGCTAGCTCAAAGATATATAATAGGTAGGGCAGGGTTTTCTTTACGTAGATGGATGATTCCTGGAGGATTAGAAAAATACAGAGGTGCAAATAAAGTGTTTACACCTAGAGAAGACTTGCGGGCAGATGACTTAGATTTTAGTAGACAATCTGAAGAATTTCAATTTGGTTCGTTTACAGAAGGAATGAGATTCTTGAGTACAATACTAAAACAAGGAGAACTTTTAAAAGCAGAATTACGTGCAGACAGATGGAATAGTTTGTCTGAAAGAGAAAAAGGTGATCTGCGAAGAGCAACAATATATATTGTAGATATGCTTTTATCAGGAGTTAGTAGTTCTGTGCTGCTTGCAGCAGCTAAAGCTGCACCTAATGACGATGAAAAGAAATTAATTTTATATGGTGCATTTTTTGTTCGTAGAATATACTCAGAGTTATCTTTTTACATGAATCCTATAGAAATAGTAAGAATATTTAGAAGTCCTGCAGCATCTATAAGCATGCTTGAAAATGCAATTGAATTATTTATGAGATTCTTTTTTAAAGAAATACCAAGAATAGCTATGGGCCAAGGATTTGAATTATACACAAGAGGTAAAAGAAAAGGTTCAACTAAGATAGGTAAAGAACTGTATGATGTATTACCTGTATTAAGTCAGTTAGATAGAGATGTAGAAAACTCTCTTAAATTTTTAATGGGAAATAATAATTAATGAAACTAGGATTCGGGTTAACATGGGCAAAAGGAATAGTATTTGGTGTGCGCCACTTCCAACCAGAAGAGCATGCACCTTACTATGAGGTACAATTTTTTTTAGGATTAATACAAATTTTTATAATAATAGACAATGGCAACACTGACAATAACATTAACTGAAGCTGTTACAATGGGTGACGGTAGTACCGATAGAGGTACAACAAATGTGCAGAGCGTAGATGTAAATGAGGTATCTCATAGAATTATGGATGTACCTGCAACTTATACAGAAATAATTAAATTTGGAGCAGCTGCATCAGCAGGAACGTTTAAAGACGGTTCTGTAAAATATTTACGTATTACAAATTTAGATAGTAGTGCAGATATTGAACTTAAAATAAAAATGACAGATTCACAATACTTTGTAAAAGTAAATCCTGAAGATCATTTTTTATTAGGTAATAGTGTAATGGATGCTATGGAAGATGGAGACACATCTCTTGGTACAGCACCTACTTTTGCTGCAATAGATAGTATATCTGCTAAATCTAGTAGTGGTGTTATACAGATAGAGTTATTTGTAGCTTGTAAAGATTAATAAAGAAAAAAAAAGGGGGAAAAAGCACAAAGCCTTCTCCCCCTATTAATTTCTCACAAAGACAACAACAAGTAACAACAACACAAAACTTTGTGAGAATTAATTACTTTATTGAAGTATTGAGTCAGCAACAGCTCTACGCTCTGCTAATTCTTTTTCAATTTCATTTATTACATCTCGCTTAGACTCTTCATAATTTACTATATCGTCTTCCATAGTAGCATGGTCAAACGAAGCATAATCAGATTCTAAATAGATGGCATCATTCTCGCCGTTAGTAATAGCAATAGGATAATACTCACAAGTACGCATCTTAGTATTGTTATAGTCAGTAGGAACTGCTACAACATTACGAGGACTTACTAGTACTTCTAGTATTACACCCCCACTATAACCAAAGTCATGTACATACTCCATAGAACCTACATGTAAACCTGCAGAGCAAGTTACTTCAGGATCAGAGTCACACTCTTCTCTTGGCATTGTAATAGGCTCACCAACTTTAACTGTCATACCATGTGCACCTGAGTGATACGGTTTGAAAGTCATAGACTGGTTAAGAGTTTCTTCAATACGCTCACCTGTGTTTTCATCGTAGCGAATGCTTACAACTTCTTCACCTGTTTCTGCGTCATATTTACGAGCAACTTTCACTGCTTTGTAAGCTAAGAAATAACCCTTATCAGTTATTGGATGGCCATTGTGTTCTAAGAAGCCAAACAACTGCTGTCTAACGCCTTTATCAGGATTAAGCAGTGTGTTCTTCCAGAAGTTAACTAGAGCTTCTACATTCAAACCTTTGTCGATATACTCTAAAAGCTTTTTAGCAAGAAACTCAGGTATTGGGTCACTTGTACCTTTAAGATACATAGCAGAGTTCCCATCAAATTCAAACCGACCATCGGAATTAAATTCAATTTTCTTTGCAGGATTGCAAAGTTCTTCTATCTTTGTAACAATATCTTCCCTCTCAGTTAGAATATTACACGAATTGTATTGCTTTACGAGAGCAATAACTAGTTCAGCATCAGGAGAATCCTTTCGGATTCTCTTGTGCTTTCCATCAATAATTACTGTAACGTCGTTTGGCGTTACTTTAGCTACTAAGTAATTCATCTTTTTGATTTTTAGCTGTTAATGTTAATTTAATTTGTTGATTGTCAGGCATTTTGCCCTTTAAAGATAAGAAATCTTCAATTGATTTCCTAGAGTTTGAGCTAAACTCTACATAGTTTAAAAGATCTAAACCTTGCGAGTATTCCACCACTTCTTCTAGCTTATCTATTAGTTCCATGTCGTATCTAACAGTGTCTGGAATATCTAGTTTCATGATTTCTTCTACAACAGGCTGTATATCATCTTCACAACGCCAACATCCGTTGGTATTGTCTTTATAAAAGTTATTTAGACTATAAAATTTATTATTTAAATCTTTGTCATAAAGTTCAAAATAACGTAAAAATCTAATTTTTTCTATAAATTTACCAATATATTGCGCAGTAGCAAATCTCTGCAAGTGTGTAGAATCTTTCATAAACTCATATGCTGTTATAAATCCATCAAGGTTTGCAAATTGCTTTGCAACATCTTTAGATACTTTTAATACTCTGTAATCTGACTGAAATTTGTATACATAATTGTAGCTGCTTTCATAAAAAGCTCTACTACTACCTAAAACTTTGACAACTTTCTCAAGCTCATCAAGATCCTTTGTTTCAGCATAAACTACAGCTTTAAGTTTAGGATCTCCTTCTTCAGGGTGCAACATTGCCTGCAAATCTGAAATCTTATACTCTTGATTAGTGTACTTAATTTTAGTTTCATAACCATCAGCTCTAAACTCAGCATTACGAGCAAATACTTGCTTGTTTACTTTACGACGAGTCTTGTTATCAACTACATCACCAAAGTGTTCGTCAAGATTTGCTTCTTCTACATCATCATACGATAACATGCATTTAGACTGCCCTAAAACTCTAGTTACAGTATTAAATGTAGCTCTTTTTGAAAGTGCAGAACGGTTATCAAGCAAAGTGTGAGTTTTAGAATCAAGTTTAGCACCTATCTTATGTAGATCTGCTTTAAATGCTACAAAAGATGTTTCTTCTCTAGAATTTATAATAGTATAACTTTTAAGTTTACTAAAATTAGCTTGAACATAATACATGTGCTCTACATCTTGCAATGCTTGAAATAAATCAGACCAGTTAAACAACTCCTTAGTGTATATAGTCTCACCGCCTATAGCAGAAGAGTTACTAGATACTTTGCATTGATATACAGATATACCATCAAATAATTGATGAAATGCTTTATTATCTGTTGCTAGATTACTAGGTGAAAGTTGTGGGTTAGGTTTAAACTCTACATCATAAGCTGATAATTGAGCCATACTAGCTTTTATAGCTGATGGATCAGTGCTTGTAATAGAACGGTATCTATTACCACTATAGCCTATATTAGATATAGCAAGTAAATATTCAATATAGTCTGTAATACCAGAATACTTAGCTGATAAGTCTTTCTTAAACTGATTCTTTACATTGTCAAGAGCTGCTTTAATAAGATCAATAGTTTTAGGAGTGTATCGTATCTCTTCTCGAGAAGGTACAAGATCAAGCACACCAATATTAAACTTAAAAGCTACACTACCTCTATAATCATATTCTGATATACCTTTAAGCATATCCCAATTAATAGGGTATTTAACTCTACCTACAAGAAGACACGGCTCTGAACCATCACTAGTAATAGCATACGATTCTGTTTCTTCTAGTACTCTAGATGAGTCGCCGTTAGAACCAACATATTTACTGTAGTAGTTTTTTATGTTACCTAAACCTTCTTCAACATTTTTAAATACAATGTTATCAAAGTACGCAAGTTGATTATTAATAGCTTCTCTAAAATCAGAGGCATCATACCTATTCTTAAGAGGAACAATAATACTAGTACCATTCTGTTGATCTGTAGCTGCTTGGTACACCTGATCCATATGCGGAACATTATCGTTGTTACGATAAATCATATAATATGTTTCAGTACCATTACATCTACTAGATACATAGAAAGTATCTGCATATGACAGCGGTGACTTTGCACCGAGGCCGAATCCACCGATCTCATAGTTATTGTTTCTCTTAGTTGATGCACCGAATGTAGTAAATACATCTTGTACACGTGTCTGAGAGAGACCGCAACCGTTATCGTGGAATATCATACACTCATCCACGCCTAGGATAGTGTTCTTCGTAACGTATTCGATACAAACCGTTTGCTTAGTAGACCAGAAAGATTTATTATCCTCTGCTTCCATTGGAATCTTACCCTCTAACTTAAGGTTCCGCTCACGATTTGCATCTATACAGTTTGAAGTGATCTCACGGACAATCGAACCAATAGGGTCCGAGTATAAATTAATCAGGCTATCCATAATGATAGCCTGTGATCCGTCCGTTATTTTAAACTTGTGTTGTTTCTGCACGCCAATTACTTCATCGACGTGGTGTTGTTGTTGTAGTTTCATTTAGTCAAATGGTTTTTCAGGAGGAATTAAAGCATCTTTTATTTTCATCTTTTCTGTATAGATTTCTATTTCTAAATCTGGTACAGAAGATAACTCAGAGTTGTCAGGAAGAGAAATGTTTAATCTATCTTCTATATCTAATCTTAAATCAGGATGTTTAAAAAGAACTTTACCTACCTTGTGATTTTCGTCAATAATTTTATGAAATTTAAATATTAATAGTTTATACGCATGAGATAATTCAGAATACCTACCTTCTTTAAAGAGATCATAATCTTTTTGATATTCTTTAGGAACATCAAATATAAATATGACATGATACTTGTCTGGGTCATATTTTGCTTTAAAAGGAATAGTATTTTCTAAATAGTCTTCATATTCTATAAACTTTACATCTCCCCTATACCTATATAACAAAAAAATATGATTATTATAAGCAGGAAACTCGTCAGAACCTATAAAGGCGTTAACAAGATTCTGCTTTATAATATCTATTTTTGTACTAAGCATTGGAAGTATGTATGTGTAGCTTTTGTTAAGCATTTGTTTCGGCACAACATCTATCTTCCCCATCTAAACAATATTTTAATAACTTACTACAGCTTCATAGCCTTGCTTTATACTAAAGTTGTTTCCTTCTTTGTAATGCTTATACTCACTCAACAAACATTTGATTTCGTTTGCACCTTCTTCTAACCATTCAGAAGGTAGTTTGTATACTGCAACATCGTAAGTACCTTTAGTGTCAACTGCAATAATAAAAGATTCTACTGTGTAGTCTGGGTATTCTGCTATAACTGCATTAGTATAAAATGCAAGCTGTCTGTAATAAGAATATTGTAAACAAGAATACATAAATCCTGTAACATGCCAATCTCTCATTAAGCTAATACCTGTTTTGTCTTTTACAGGAATGCATTCACCATAAACTTGAGAGCTGGTAGTTTTAAGATCTACAATTGTCACAGTTTTATTGTTATGGTCTACAATAATTCTGTCTAATTTAGATTTACATTCTACATCTTCTTGAGTAAAATATATTTCTTTCTCGTTAAAACCTTCTACATTTTCTTCAGTTTCTGAAAATAATAATTTATTAGAAACTGCATGTTCTCGTAAAGATGTAAGACATCCTTCAATTACTTGCTTGTCTTTAGCTCCTAACGCAATTTTACCATCAGCTTTTTTAAGAAATTCATAGTAAGCAACATTTTCTTCTTTTTTCTTAAAACTTTTAAGAATAGTTTCTGGTTTAGAGTGAGAAGGTTTGTACTGAGCATGCGCATACGCCATTTCAGCAATTTTATCTTCTTCCATACCAGATTTCTCTAACTCATAATAAGCCTGAATATACTCTCCCATTTTACCTTTTACAGGCTCTACATCGGCTATAATAAATTCATCAGGCTCTAATGTAAACTTATGAATAAGAGTACCAAGCTCCATAGCTGCACTTTTAGTTTGCATTTCTCTTTGCTTACGCATAACAAATTGTCTTGGAGAAATTTTTAAAGTACCTAAATCACTATTTGATATAGATTCTTTAGCGTAATAGTTTTGTTCTGACATTTTCGTCTTCAGTTTTAATTAATAATTCCATGTATTCATTGTACAGCTCCTGTCGCTGCTTGTGTGCGTGAATCTTAGCATTAGCTACTACTCTGTCGCCTTCATCAGCCATATGATTAACATACAATTCAGGATCATCTAAAGCACTCTCAAGATAATATCTTACAACATTATCTCTACCATGTTCTATGGCATTTGTTAATAGTCTAATATCCATGAAGTATCTAAGATAATTAAAGCAATTAAGCTTAAATTCTTCTGTATATTTAATTTTAATTTTAGACATAATTAAGATTTTAATACATTAATATAAACTCCTGGGTTGTCTTTATCATACTCGTATTCTAAAAATACTGGAATCATCTCATCCGCGTTGTCGTCACTAATCCACCCATATTTTACCATTTCATCTTGTATAGTCTGCGCAGGATTGATGTAATCAAACTTGTGCCTACTTTTACGTATAAATTTAAATGATATTCTATAAGGTTTTTTGTTTTGTGAGTCTTTACCTTTTAATAATTTTAGAAAGTCTTTTTTATTCTCAACCCAAAATTTCTTACTCGTTTTATAATATCTAGCAGTTTGCTTTGATACTATAAAGTATCTCCCTGTCCATCTTCTCCCATTCTTGCTTGATGGGACGTTCCCTGGTATAAATATTCCTCTTGGCATACATATTCTATTAGTTCGGCCGCACCCCTAACTCCATTAAGAGCTATAAAGTCCGAAAAATCTTTTGATTTGTAGTCAAAGGTATTAAATTTTCCATTAGTGAAAAATAACGGTATAAATCCATACAGTTTCCTATGTCTATTAGCAAAAGATATTCCAGTGCGATCAAAGTCATATAATATGTATATTCTTGCAAATCTGTCAGTTAAGTCCTTAACAACATCTGCAGGAATGACACAACTTTCTGACGAAGGTGCCACAGAGGGTATTCCAAATACATCCAAACACATAACATCTTTTAATGATTTAGTAATAACTAACGTGTCCCCCCGAAGTGGAAGTTGGCTCAACCCTTGTAGATCAGACACGCTAGTATTACTTAACCATTTAAATTTACTATATGGTTGATATATTTTCATTTTTCCATTAGGGAAATGATAAGCATAAATAGGATTATAACGATTACTGCTAACAATAAGGTTATCATTAACCCACACATTAGCGGCAGCTCGTACATTATATTTACTAAGTATCTTACAACATATTCCATATTTAGACCAAAAAGTTTTATCCTCTTGGGTATTCCAGGGACGTGATTTAATTTGTATTGTAGTAGTAGATGGTTTTAAGTTTTCATACTCTTTTATGTGCTCACCTACATATTGTTTAGTAGGTGTTGTAAAAGATTTAGTAGAAATACCAAGCTGAAAGTCATTGTCTATCAACCTGTAAGTATCAAATCTTTTTAAGCCAAACAGTTTAGTGAGAAAAGTGAAACAATCGCCTGACTCACCCGTACTGAAATCTTTAAAGAAATACTTACCGCTACTATGTTTGAAAACTGTAAAAGACGGAGATCTGTCTTTACGTAAAGGAGAGCACATAGCTCTCCCATACTTAAAATCTTTGCCTATGTAGTACGAAAAGATGTCTAGAGAGTTAATTCTCCCTAGAATCTCTTCATCACTAAGTTCTACTACTCGGCTACCGTACATTAGAACGGCATATCAGATCCTCCTGTTGCTAATACTGTTGTAGGGTTTCCTACTGGAGCATCTGGCTCAGGCTTAACAAGTTTCTTCTTGTTCCACTCTGAGATATAGATGTTAGTGCTAGTTGCAGCTATCTCCATAGGCTCGATAAAGTTAGGGTATTTAGGAAGAGATACATACTTACCTTTGTAGATAAATAGCATTCTAAACTTTCTACCTGCATACTTCTTACCAAACAAAGCAATAACTTTATTACCATACTCTGCAAATGTTGTTACATTGTCTATAACAAAATCTGCTTCAGGCATAAACTTAGTAGCAATATGCTTTACACGACGAGATACATCAGTTGCTTGCTTTTCTACATCACCATAATCTGGGTTAGCAGGAAATTCTGCATGCTTCACTGATGCACCATTAGATTGCTTAAACTCAAAGTCAAGTCTTCCGCCTTGATCCATGTTAAGCGTTACATTTACTAATTCACAATTCTCTTGAATACCTACTGCTGGCATTACTCCACCAGTACTGTTACTTTCTACGTTACTTCCGTACATTTTTTCTCTCTTTTAGAAATTAATTAATTGTTATACTCTTCGATAGCCTCTGCTACCAAGTTTAAATCGTTTGGAATTTTAACAGACCCAAACATGTCTTTAGGAGCTTTACCTGTGTTAGCACCATCATTCTGTGTTATGAATGAATAGTCCATACCTGTCTCGCTCTTAGTAACGTCTGTATACAATACAATAGTAAACATACCCTCTAGAGTAACTACATTGTCCATCATTTTACCGATAGTCTTTGCCTTAGTAACTTTGTTACCGTGGGAATCGAATGTAACTTCTGAGTGCATCATAAATACTACAAGCAAATCGTCACGCATAGATTTAACTGCATTGATTATCGACCAAGCGTTCTGAGCAATCTCAGTAAACTTTTTGAAACCAGTTTCGTTAGCTCTACGCATATACTCGTTAGCCATAGTGTATTGATAGTCATCAATAACAATTGTCTTTATTTCAGGACGTTTGTCATTAATGTAATTCAAACATTTGAGAATCTCGTGTGGGACATCACTAGAGTGAAATCTACCGTCAGGATTATCTTTGTTGAATGTAGGGTATTTAGTCTTCCATCCTTTGAATGGTAACGCCTTACGAGCTACGTTAACAATGAATGTGGACTCAGGGTTTAGGTTTTCAATTGAAGTGGATTTCCCTGTACCACTTGCGCCAACTATTAATAGTTCTTGTGCCATTTAAAATAAATTTATTTCGGTTTTTACTTTTTCTTGTTCTGCGTGTCTTGCATTCCATTTGGTACCTCTAAGCTCAGGATGTTTTTCTTGTAATTTACGTCGACAACGTCCTACCCCCTCGAAAGACGGGTATTGTTTGCTGTGTAAACCTTTTAGAAAATCTCTAGTGCTTAGAGTTGTTATATCAATATTGTAAGCCAATAAGATAAAACCATATAGAACGTAATCGCAGTCTCTAGCTTTAGCCTTGTTGAGTAGTATTGCTGACACTCTCTTCTCGTACTTTTTGACTTTCATTGCCTGAATAGTTTGGTGGTTTAGCATCTAATATTTGATTATGCGCCAAATCATTCTCCATAAGTGCAATGCAAGGCTCGCCCTCCCTGACCTTCAAGTAATGCCAAAATATAGCATTAGTTGTAGGCCATCTCTTTGGGCCATATGCCCTAATACCAAGCATCTCTGGACGGTGTGTTACCACCACAATGTCAGAATACATATAACATGCATCTACACCGAAGATGTCTTGCTTCTTAGGGTAATGTAAATCAGGGTTTTGGATACGCTCTGAATTCTCTATGTTACGGTTCATTTGAGATATTAGAATAAATGATACTCTAATAACTTTCTTTAATCCATTAAACATAGCCATCAAATCATAGAGAAGATCTCTATCTTGCGCACCTCCAACCTTCTTTACAAGAAGAGTATGATCTAACATAATTATAACAGGTTTGTCTTTCTCTTTAGAAAACTTTAATATAGTTGCTTCTAGAGCTTTAACACTACCTGGTATATCTACGTAGTTTATATCATACTTATTTAACTTGCGTGCTTCTTGTACTGCGTTCATATAGTAATTGTCATTTAACTTAAAGTTTTCTGACGCACTATATAGTTGCTGTGTAGTAAGTTTCATCTTATTACTAAGTTTACGGCCAATTAGCCGAGAAGAAAGCATCTCAAAGTTAAATGAGAGTATTGCAAAGTCATCCTTTTCGTTAAGATCTTTCAATCCTGTCTCAAGTTGACCTAGCACTGCGGTTTTACCGCTACCAGACATACCAGCAATAGTTGTGATAGTCTGCCATTCGATACCGCCCATAGAAATGTTGTTAAACTTTTTCCAAGGTGTAGCAAGAGATTTAATTTCACCTTTACGTCTACCATCTATGTAGCGTAATGCTGCACTAGATGCTTCTGATATGTGACGCCACGGTAATGGCTTTTGTTCTTCACTCATATTAAATCTCCTCCATAGTTTTGTTCGTCTTTAGGTGCTTCAGGTTCAATGCCTTCATACATAGTCCAAGCTTCTTGGTTTAAATATGATGACATCATCTTCCACGGCGGACGAAAATCATTAGTGTAACTTGCTTGCTTCCTATCTTCATGTTCTGCTGCAATAGCTTTGATTATAGTCTCATGCAAGTCTGGTTTTCTCTCTATCAATGCTATGTATTTAAGCTTATTACGCTTCATGTCATTGTGGAGAGGCCTACCTCTATCTTTTCTAGGATAGGCAATTGCAAATTGATTCCAACAATCTTCGCAACCTCGTACTTTAAACAAATCCAACGCTTTTTGACGGAGTGTAAGTGACTCATCGGGCATTATTTTCACAAAGCCTCGTGTCTGTAGTTTTTCTCTGTCAACGGGTAAAATTTCTAAGTACTTTTGAACTTGTTTGTCTCCTTCACTTTTAAGAAGCATATAAACAAATTCGCTAGGTGTGAGATGATTGCCTTTCAACTTGGTTAAGTTCAAAGATACTTTCATCGCAATTTAAATATTTATCGAGTTCCTCTTCAGTTAAGATCACCAAACTTTCATCTGGTAAACATTTTAATCCATCTTCACATTGTATACAATTACTCATAACATTTTAAATTACCGTGACTGTCTCTACGATGTGCTAGAAGGAGGTTTAAAGATACGTCATTTTCTTGTATTGTACAATCAAATTCTACCTTTATAATGTCTGCTATACTCTTGGGAGTCAGCAACATAATGTCCTCATAATAGAATTTTAACATTTGTATTAAATGCCAAATTTCATTAAAATTTAAATCTTTTCCTTTGTAGGGACTGTTTTTCATATTACATTATATTTCAATATATCCTTCCATTTCAGCCATTTGCTTGTTAAAATGCTTCTTATAGTCATTTAGAATATATTCTTCTGTAAATGTATGTAATTTAGTGTAGTTTTCCAAAGCATTTGATGGGTGTGAAGTTTTAAGAGCTTCAGTACACGCATTGTAAGCAGACCATAGGTTTCTAGCTTTAAACACTTCAGACTCAAACCACTCTTTAGTAGCTGTTTTAAGTTGCGAACCATTTAAAATGTTCTCGTTTACAAACAATTGACCAAAGTAATCACCTACTTGTTTGTTGTCAAGAGGTATGTCATGCATATAACTAGCATCTTCTTGAGCTTTGTTGTGCAGTTTATCAGTTTGTGTAAACAATTCTGCAATCAATGCATCCATATCACTCTCAATATTCTGAGTGTGCTTACGTAATTTTACAATATCACCTACAAACATTAAGTTAGAACACACGTAAATTTGTGAGCCTGCACATAAGCCTATTGGTAATGTTTTATCATACGAATTACGAAATCCTATGGATATATCAGAGTTTTTATCACTGCTTGGAAATACCATAGAGCCAAACATCTGTTGTCCTCTGTGATTTACTTCTAGCTTTTGTGAAATAGGCTCTCTACCATACTTAAGCATTCCTGCTTTCTTTACTTTTGTTACTAACTCTTGGTGACTCACTGGTATGTAAGTCTCAGTACGTTCAGGTACTGCTATCATACTAAGATCATCGAAATTTACTAACTTTGCCATTGCTTCCGTCGTTTTTAGGGTATTTATAAGTTTTCATAACACTCGGTGTGTTATACGTTTTAGGGTATCCAAACCCAAATATTAATTCAAAACTGCTTTTAGTTACAAAACCTGGTTTATTATTAGCTGCTACTTGTTTAGCATGCCTTTCTTTCCAGTATTCAGTTTCTCTTCCTTTAGAAAGAAATGATTTCTTATCAATAGGAATGTAGTCGTGGTATCCTTTTTTCAAAATATGTATCTGATTTTATTCCAAGGTATAACTCTTTCGTGCAAAGCCTTAAATGCATCTATATACAATGGCTTCAAATGTTTAGCATACCTTATGTTAGTTCCACCATACTGCGAGATTTTCTCTTCCTGTATTGCAGGATTCCATAGGTGTAGTTCTGTTTCAGGGTGTTTCTTCAGATTCTCTTCATGTTTCTTTTCGTTGTGTGTTAAAAATATTACTTCTGCATGTACTTGATCTTTATAATCAACATAATCGTTCATCATATCAAACAAATATTCATAATCCTCTAGCCAATCATCTTCTACAATGACAGGACTAAAGTTTACATGGACATCATACCCTGCATCTATAAATGCATCAATAGCTTTAATTCTATCAATGATTTTAGATGTGTTAGGCTCATGAATGTCAGACATGTGCTGTGGCATCAAACTAAATCTAATACGTATTTTACCTTGCGGATCAAAGTTAATTAGATTAGGGTTAACATATTTAGTAGCAAATGCACCCATCGCAACAGGATGAGTTCTAAAGAATTCAAAGATCCTTTCCCAATCATGATATTTAGCATGCAGTGCAAAGTCTTCGTTACAACTAATGTCGTAAGTAGTATAGTCTGCGTGCGTTTGATTAGGTTTATTTACAGGTGTAAAATATGCATGGTTATTTATTGCTGTAAGTATGTCGCCTGTGTTTGTAGATATTGATAGACCATCAGGTTTGTGTCGTTTCATGTAACAATATGAGCAATTGTATAAACAACCGTAGCCAAATGACGGAGATATGAAATCTGTGCTACGACCTGATGGTCTTATCAACATTGATTTACGCGTTACTTTCTGTAGTATCACGCAGCAATTGTTTTTTAATCTTTAGTACTTGTTCTGACGTTTCGTTTAGAAAGTCTGCTATTAGTTTTAGCTGACTTTCCATGGTTTCGTGTACCTTGTTGTGCTTTTCCAGTACTTCTACTATTTTGTTTATTTTTTCTTCCTGCGTTAGAGCCATTGTTTTTGTGTTTTTTTAAGTTATAAGCTGTTGCATTTATATGCACATCTTTAATTGATTTTGTTTTAATCATCATCCATACTAAGTACAGACCTATCAGGCATACTACACCTAATGCTATAATTTTAATCATAATTTAGTTTTTAGTTAATAATATAAAATAGGCGCCATGTGGTTTGGCAGTATCGCCTGGAATCACGGTCTTAAAAGAGGGTACTCAATTCTCTTACCTAATTTACACAGCTTGTAGTCTTATTGGTATTGTTGAGACATTACCACTAGCTATGTTTAAACTGTTATTTCTTCTACACTATCCACCCATTTTACAATTTGTCCTTCTTGTCGCTTGTTAAGCCACGAAACTTCTTGTGTGTTAGGAGCATAAAGATTAATAATAATTGCTGTTTTACCTGGCACATATCTTATGATACGTCCAGTACGTTGTATATTATCAAGTTTCTTAGAACTACCTGCAGCTACAATACCTAAAGAACAATCAGGTACGTCAAAACCTGCATTCAGAGCTTTAACACTACTGATTATACGTTGTTTTGTTCTACCATCTTTAAATTTCTTAAGTATTAACGCTTGCTCTTTCTTAGTACGTTTACTATGAAAACTTAAACATATATCTCCAAGCTCTTCCTGTACATCATCTGCAAATTTAGTTGATGCACTAAATAATAATGCCTTACGGTCATTAAATTTCTCTAGTAATTCTTTAATTACAGGTATTTTAGCTTGTGAGTTTTTACATATATCACCACGAGTACGCATAGAATTGTAGTATATAGCAGCCATTGCACGTTTATGAGGATCTGCGTCTTTATCATTTAAATAACGTTTAGCATTATTAAATGATTGCGAACCTCCAAAACCTATTTGACTTGCTGCATACCTAAACTTCTTATTAGCACTGTCGTAACTAGATTGCTCATCTTCTAACATAGGTACTGCAAGATTGTACACAAGATAATCGCTTACCCACCCATTTGTATGGCATTCCTCGATAGGAACTTCATCAATAACAGGTGCATATTCTAGCAATACCTCATGCATACCATCTGTACGCTCTATTGTAGCTGTTAAACCAAATATAAAATCATATGTAATTTTATTAAATACTTTAATAAACTGTTCAGCACCATAAGCATGCATCTCATCACATATTAATAGATCACATTTAGCTTTAGACTTGTAAGCAGTGTTAATTACAATTACATTGCAATACTGTTTAATCTTATTCTTGCGTAACTCTGTGTTCCACTGATTTTTAAGATTAATAGTTGGTACAACTACTATAACTTTAGCGTTTGGCCTAGACTTAAGCAATCGTAGTATAACCATGATTGCTGTGTAAGTCTTACCAAAGCCTGTAGCTGCTAGTAATGTACCTCTACCTTTGTTATCAGCAAACTTTTGAACTATCTCTATCTGTCTAGAGGTTCTGCTCGAAGTTGTCATATTGCTGTTGAGTTATTTTAAGTACTTTTAGCATCCTATCAGGATAATCCTTGTCTTTTGCTGTGTGAGCATGATTAGGTAAATAAGGTTGCAACCGCATCATGCTTTTATTGCCCTTATAACCTAATACAGGAGCGTCACATATCATACATGACGATGAGAAGGTTCTCACTTTTGCAGGCTGAAGCCCTCTCCATCCTTGTACTACAACATAATCACCTGCAGTTAACTCGTTTCCTGCTGTGTCTTTTACTTTTTCCATACTGTTGATATTTCTGTCTCTGCTTTTAGTAGCCCTGATGGTATAATATCTAGTGTTGATTGTTCCATAAGCTCTTGAAGTTTAGTACACCACTCGTCTTTATAACTTTCGTGTACTATAGTGTCAATTTGATCATGAACTGTCATCACTAGTTTAACAGGTAATTTGTTATCATGGATATAATCACGTACAATAACTAGTGCAGATTTACACATGTCAGCACCACTACCTTGAATTGGTGTGTTCTTGCTTGCACGCTCTATCTTACCTAGCATAGCTTTGTCTGTATTTATACCCTTCCACTCTTCAAACCATCTGATACGTCTGTACGGTGCATATGTTTTAATATACCCATTGTGCTTACCATAATTACCAAGAGACTCTAGAAAATTTTTAATTGCAGGAAATGCTGTAAAGTATTTCTGAATTAATCTTTCTGCTTCCTTAATACTGATAAGCAATGTGTCAGCTAGTTTGTGTGGCCCCATACCATAGGCTAAACCGAAGTTTATACTTTTTACATTTGTACGCAGTCTTTTATGTTCTTTGCAATCACATTTAAGTTGAGCACGTTCTGTACCACCACCTAAATTAGCATAAGCATAGTAAGCACAGCCTACATCAGCTGCATCTTTCCATTCTTGACCATAAACTAAATCTGCGCACACACTATGAAGATCTTTACCTTCTTGTAGTGCTTTAATCCACACGGGATCTTTACTCCCTGTGGCTATAATACACAACTCTTGCGAGCTGTAGTCACCTGATACAAACACCCAACCAGGTAATCCGCTTATAAAGCAGTTACGATAGTCGTTATCTGCAGGTATCTGTTGCATGTTAGGCTTACCTGATGCAACTCTACCTGTATTTAGTATTTGTTTAAAGCTAGTACGAATTCTGCCGTCATCATCTACATTGTCTAGGAACTTAGTTCCATAACTTGTAGATAGTTTAGCTTGTTCTTTGTATTTAATATATGTTTTGACAAAAGGATCTTTACTATAAACGTGTAAGTTCTTACCGTTTACATCTTCTACCTTAAGTCCATATGTTTTAAATACATCTAGTACTTGCTTTGGTGAGCTCCATTTAACATTCACCTTTCTTATTTCTTCAGTGCTTATAAATAAGTCTCCTTGGATATAAGAACTTACAAACTTATTAAGTGCTGCGTTAGATTCTATGTATGCATCTAATACAAGTTCCATAGATTTAACCTTACGCGTAGCTTTGTCTGTCAATTTATTCCAACCTTTTACATCTAGTGCAATACCATTGTACTCAATATCTGCGTACGCTAGTGCTGCATTATTCTCTAGTTGAACTGTTGGTAATACATCAAGACTTTGAGCCTTAGTAAGCTGTTTTTCATATAGTTGCACAAGATGTTCTACATCTTTAGCACCGTATATTATCTCTGATTCTGTAAATTCATCACTACCTTTTAGTAGGAAATTAAGACGAACAGTTTTGTCCATCTCAATCTCTAGTTCTCTACTAAGCACAGAGTTTAAACTGTGTCTCATATCCTTACCACAATGTATAACTTGTGAAGTTAGCATAGTATCCCACACATTATTAAGTCTAATATTATGTTTCATAAGAAACTTATAGTCAAACTTAACATTGTGTAGTATCTTTAATATATTACTATCTTCTAATATTATTCTTAGTGGCTTTACGTCAACATATCTTGTGTCTATTACAAACTGACGATCTTTATCACCTATTTGTAACATAATCATGTCACTTGACGTATGGGATAAGCCTGTAGTTTCTGTATCCACTGCAATAACTTTCTTAGTTTTGCAATATTCTACTACAGGCCAAATGTTGTTAGTGGTTTCACAGCAATCAAGGAGTTTTGGATTTCCTACGAACTGTATCATTTAGTTTCTTGTTTAATTTTCTCAATAGTAGCTCTATTTGTCTCGCTGCCCAAATCTTGTTGCAGGAGCTTTTCGTAATAGTCTGGAACCTTGAAATTATATTCACTCTCTGCTCCAAACTTTTCGATGACCGAAAGAACAATTCTTTTAATGTGTGCTTGCCCATAAAATACTTCGTTACGATTAATTTTAGCTGTAAGATTAGTGATAAATTCTTCAACAAACAAATGATCTCGAGATTTTAATTGGAACTCCAAGAAGTTTAGAAGCGCAAATTGATCGCGCTTCTTTTCTTCTGGTAACTCGTTGATTAACATAATCATACGAATTATAAACTCCTTTCTAGTTTCCGAGCTCATGTACTACAGCTTTAGATTTTCTAGGTCTACCACGTTTAGCTTTAGGCTTATTAACAATAGTTGTACAATCAAGTACATCTTGTTCTAATTTACTTAAACGTGTTTTAAAATAGAACTCTGCAGATTGTAAGTTAGTAATATTTTGTTCTAACAATCTTGTTCTTTTAACTGATTTTCCTAAGCTAACCATATTAATAATAGTTGCTACTGCGAGGATGAATAAACTTAATAATAAAATGTTCATGAGTTCTCTTGTTTAGATTGATTTACTGTTTGGTTATAAAATTTGTTAATGTTACTTGTTTCTGCATCTGATAATATAACATCACTAAAATGTGATTGGCATTCTATAAACTTGTCAAAGTTTTCAATGTTACCTTCATCATCAGTGTGAGCTTTTAATGATGTAAGCTCATCTATTGAAATATTTACTGTTCTTTTTGTCATAACTTATTGTTTAAGAAAGACAGAGAGATATTACTCTCTCCGTCTATCGTTGCAAACTACCCCATTAATCCATCTGAAGTAGTACTAAAAGGATCTGCATTTACACTTGCAGGCTCTGTACCATCATGTTTGATGTATACATCTTGCTTTTCCGTGTCAAATGTAAGATCCACATTTCTATAAATTGGTTTACCTTGATTACATAGTGTTTCTTTAGTAGAAGGATTCTGCTTAGGCTTTTGACTCCAAGTAATCATATCATTCTTGTCTTTGTTAAACTTTTGTACAAAAGTCTCTGTAAGAACAAGTTTGTGTTCAGGTAATGTTTCAGGTAAAATAGAATTACCATTTAAAGGATTTTTAATGTCCTTAACTCTTTTTAAACTACTTAATTCTATTGCACCACTAATCATTTCACCTGACACAGGGTCAACATTGTTTAAGTCTACAGATTGTACTTTACCATCAGCTCCACGAGTTACGTCTGCAAGATTATAACCTTCTAGGAAGTTAGCATCTACTGCATGATATTTAACTCTTTTTTCTACGTTGTTTTGTGAGTATGTACTCATAAACATAGAGAATCCTTCTGGTCCGCTACCTGCTGCCGAAGGCTTTTCGTTTTCCGAACGTAAAATTAGTTGGAATACATTTGGGTTTACTGTTGGGACAATACCATGAATTTTTACTGGTGTTGCATTTGTAACTTCTTGAGCTACTGTTGTTGTTTGAGTTGTTTCAGCCATTTTTTTGTTTTTTTAACTGATTAATAAATAATTGTGTTGTTGTTTATGCTTATGCATAGTAAAGCACGCAGGAATCGAACCTGCAAAAGTATATAAAGGGACTACTGTGAGTATTTATTCATTCTTCTAACCATTTGCTTTATAATATAGTAGCAACTCTCATTGCTGATTGTTTGTTGCAAAGTTGTTTACCTCCAAGCTGCCTTTGGCCGTGTCTATTACGTATTCAACGGTTATTGCTTTTTCAGGTACTACAAACTCACTACTATTGGTAAAGCATGTAGGAATCGAACCTACACTAGTGCACTAGTACCATATGCTTTAGTTAAGCCTTTTGTCATCTTGCTTAGGATTACGTCGAATATCACGACCTTTCTAGTGGTAAAGTATGCAGGAATCGAACCTGCCAAGAACCTATTGTTTTTATAGTAAATGTTCTTGCACCATGTACTTTGTAAACAAACAAGGAGGGGACCCACTTCTTGGGCTTAATATTATATGCAGCTAGCATGCAAAACCTCAACGTGAACGAAAGGTACATCCCCTTTTGCCGCACCGTTACTTCTTGTTTGTTATATTTGCCTGCCGTGCAACAGGACTACATAATAGCAACTCGTCAGTTACTCAACGTGCTATGTTACGCACTTTCTCAGGCACTATCAGAGGCTATACTTAGCCCCTGATTTCTTTATCATAGCTACAAAATCTATAAAAGCTTTTGCAGTCATGTTAGATGGCAAACTAATTGTCATCTCAATATCTTTAATATCTACACGCTCTTGACGTGGTTCAATAGTAACATCTAGATTAGTATCAAACTTTGGTGTGTTTCTAGTTGTTCTTTTACTATTTGATATTTTAGTACGAGCTTTAGTCCAATGTATATTCTCTACTCTTTCTTTCTTCCATCCACCTGTTTCATAATCTCTAACCTGCTTCATATAAGAAGGCTGTAGAAATTTCTTTGGTATATCTTTTAGCTTTTGAGGTATTTTACCTTTAAAATGCTCTTTCTTTTCTTGGAATGTCTTTAAGATCTGTTCTTGGATTTTCTCTGGAGTTGTTAGTTTTTTCATAATTTCTAAATGGATTTGTTTTACTTTTTAGTTTAAAGTCTTTAATGAGTTTATTTACTGAGTCTATGTTATATCTTGGTTTCTTTTTTAGTTTCTTCATGACATTGTTGGCAAGTGTGTACTTCATCACAAGTACACGTTAGCTCAGGACTTATATTGTATAAGTCCCAAGCAAATTGTGCATCTTCAAAGAACATTAGCTATCTAAATCTATTTTACCTACTTTTCTAGAAGATTTACTTTCTATTTTTACTATGTCTCTATTTCTTAAGCCATAAGGCATAATATCGTGGTAATCTTCTTTTGTAGTAGAGTCTATTGCTCTTTCTACAAATCTTGCCTTAGCCTTTTCGATTTTTTGTAACATGTTAGTTACTTCTCTCAATTCTTTGTAGTCTTGATTTTGGTTGTGAATTACACCTAGTAATGTAGATACATGTTGTCTTAATAGATTGATGATTTCTGATGGATCATCGTGAGAATTGTATCTTATTGATGTAAATTCTGGGCTTTTTGAGATTTTCTCTACAACATTGTAGATTTCTTGGTTTTTAGTGTTTCGCATAATTTGTTGTTTTTGTGTTTATTTGTTAATTTGTTGTTTTAGCTATATATTATAATGCACTAGGTTAGAACGATAGTGAACTATAAGAGAATATGTGGGCTTTTGAACAGGAACACGTCAATGAACGTATCGTAGTCAAAAGAGATCAACCAAAAAAATAAAGAGCCCGTTAGGGCTCTGTTATTACGATGCAGGAGCGCTAGCGACTGCAATCGTTTGCTCTTCACCGTTAACGAACACCTTTAGGTGTGAGTTAGGTGTGAGCAGGAGTTTACCACCACCTTTTCCGTCAGCGTCAGCGACGGAAATTAGTGGTGAATCAACTTCAATCACAGCATTCTGTGATTGGAGTTGAGTAAACGACTGTTCGAGGTTTCCGCGGAAAGTGTGCCAACAGAACGCGTTGTCCATGACAACCGACTGTAGGCGCAAGTTTCCAAAGGTAACAGTAGAGTTGGCCATAAGGACAACTGTGGTGTTTCCTTTAGGGGAAACCGAAGTTTTGTAAATTGTAAATTGAGACATAAAACTTGTTTTAGGGATTAATTTGTAATTTGCAACTGTGGGGGTGTTAGCCCGCAAAAGATAGAAGGGGTGCTGTTAATTAAGTGGTACACTCCATCATTTCCATAGATAATTTTTTTTTAAAAAAATAAAATTGTATATTGCCACTGTGTTTTTTCGATTGATTGTTTTCGATTGATTTGTTTTTTGGTTTAGATCCCTCTTTTTATAAGGGGGATCTTTTTTTTATAAAAATTTTTTTTGTACGTTTGCCTTCGCGAGAATAAAACTTCAGTCACCCACCGAAAGGATAAACAAATAGCGGACGACTGTTGGACCAGGTAACTCCTATCCTCGCAGTGATGTTTGAAAGTTGTACCAGCAATGACTTTCCCAATTGAAATTTAGTGGCGTTTCAATTTGGTTTTCTTTTGGCCACTTTTCTTTTAACAATTAAATATTTATACTATGGCAGAAAAAAAGATTTTTGACGATGAGTTTATAAAGGACTCGATTAAAAAATCAGATGAATCAAAAAACAACACTTTTGATAGTTGGATTGTAGATCTTGAAGAAGCAGAGCAACCAGAAGCCTGCAGTATTGATAACCCAGATTGTGAAAACTGCGGATCATGAGTACAATAGAATATAAGGTTTGTACTAAGATAACTCAAAGAGCTGAGTTAGGAAAAAAGAAGTACAAGACAACAATGGATCGAAAAGATTTAACTAAATTGCAATGGCTAAAACATGCACAAGAAGAAGCAATGGATTTAGCTGTATATTTAGAAAAACTAATCGAAGAAGAAGAAAATGATATTCAAGGAGCTGAACAAGTTTAACAACGTTATATTTACAGAAGAAGGGCACACCTATACATTAAATGGTAAACCTCTTACGTCAGTTACCACGTTTATAAGCAAGTTTAAAAAACCTTTTCTAAAAGAGTTCTGGGCAGATAAAACTGCTAACAAAGAAGGTAAAACAAGACAAGAAATTTTAGATAAGTGGGATTCTATTAGTTTACGCGCATGTAATAAAGGAAGTAAGTTTCATGCATACGCTGAAAATTACATTAATAATAAAATATTACCTAATACAATATATGACTTCGATATAGATATGAGTGCATATGATACTATCGAATCCCACTTTTTAAAATTCTACGAAGAATCAAAAGACAATCTTGTACCTATAAGTTCAGAGCTATGTGTTGGCTCAGAAAAACTTGGACTATGCGGTATGGTTGATCAGTTATATTACTCTAACACGCTTGATGCTCTAGTTATATTTGACTGGAAGACTAACAAAAAGCTAAATTACAAAAGCAAGTTTAAGAATAAAATGCTTGAACCTGTTTCCCACCTAGACGAGTGTGAATTCAACACTTACTCCCTACAATTATCTACATACAAATACATCATAGAGCACGAAACAGATCTTAAAATAAAAGATTGTTTTATTGTATGGTTCAATGAAAAAAATGACACGTATAAGCTTATAAAGTGCGCTGACTACAGAAAAGAAGTGCAAGATATGTTAGATTATAATTAATTTTATTATATTTGTCGCATGACAAGATTTGAATGCGTTGATACAGATTGTAATAAAGACTTAGAGCTTGGAACTCATACTATGAAAATAGTGGACGGAGAAGTTGTATGTCCTGAAGCAATTTGTTGCGATAAATATATGAAAGAGATACGAGTTAAAGGCGGAGGCTTTGGAGGTATTATTAAAAAGCCTAACGGTACTATAGCTGGTAAATTTAACAGTAATAGATATTCTTAAATATGGACGTTATTGAAAAAGCAGTGAGAAAACATTTTAAGTTTTCTTTAAATTCTAAACTATGTTCTAATTGTTTAGAAAAGTACACTAATTTATACCAAATAGATAAACTACTTCATATGAATGCTAAAGCGCAATCAAAGTTAGGAATAGATTCTAATCAAGAAGAAAGATTAGAAGCACGCGATGTAGCAAGATATGTTAAAGCATCTATCTCTGTTATTGATAAAAACAAAGCAGATGTTTTATTTCCTGAAATAGAATTATGATAATACCTATTAAATCTGACATACCAAAATCTATGAAGGCGTATTTACAAATTCTTAATCCTATACTAAAACTAAAGGATAAAGAGATTGAAGTACTTTCTAGCTTTCTAGCTATATGGCAATCTAACAAAGAAAATAAAAATATAGATAAAACTTTATTTTCTACTCCTGTAAGAAAGTTAGTTAGAAAACAAATAAACATGTCTGAAGCTTCTTTTAATAATCATATTACTATGTTACGAAAAAAGAAAATGATTATTGACAAAGCTATAAATCCTAGTATTTTAAAAAGTATTACAACTGAAGGAATAGAAATAACTTATAAGTTATCGTGGACAAAATAATAAAGAAACTAGCTAAAAAATATAGTATTAGTGAGTTTAAGATTGATCTAATAGTAAAATCTCAATTTAAACTTTTAAAAGACACTATAGAGCAAGGTAATTTTGAAACAGTGCGAGCTAAACACATAGGAATGTTCGCAGTAAAAAAGAACAGATTTAAATATTATAAAAATGGAAAAAAAGAAAAATCCTAAAACAAACAAAGATTTAGTTACTTCTGCAGCTGCAAAAGTTAGCGAAATATTTGATGGATGGAAGAATGTAGTATTTCCTAACGAACATGTAGAGCAAATTGCAAAAGCAAGAGTTGCTATATGCGGGGAATGCGAATTTAACGTTAAAAGTAAGTGTGCAAAATGCGGGTGTCCGTTAGTTGCTAAAACAAGGTCAATGAAATCACATTGTCCACTAAACAAATGGTAAACATGATTAAATACGAACCTTTAGGAAACCACATTGTAGTGGAAATGCCTTCAGTAGAGAAAGAGACAAAAAGTGGGATTATTAAATCTCAACAAATGTTAAAAGAAGAGGAAAGTAAAAGAGACGGGCATGCTAAAGTTGTAGCAGTTAGCCAAGAGGTTAAAAATGTAAAAATTGGAGACACTGTAATACCTAAAGGCCAAGGCTTTATGGTTATGATAGACGAGATAGAGTATTTCCAAATGAATATGTTTGATGTATTAGGTATTGTAAAATGATACTAGAAGGATTTGACATTGACAAAAACTTTTGGAAATTACACCCACAATTACAAATCCCCCAAGAGTTTGCTTCTATCTATAGAGAAGATAAAAGCAAAACAAAAAGCAAAAGCTCACAGATAATGTGGGCTATTGCGCTTTTGGTAGATCCTGATTCTAAATTTGCTAACATATCTTTTCCTACAAGAAAAGATATAATTAGTAAGGATTTTCTTAAAGATGTAAAGTTTGATTGGGATAAATACAAAGAAGCAATGCAGTTTTACGAGTCATCTCTTATAACTCCTGCTAAAAGGCAACTTTTAGTTTGGAATAAAAAGATGGACGAAAAAACAAGATATTTAGATCTGCTTACATACGAAGAAAATGCAGATACAATAGAAGGGCTTCTTAAAACTAATGTTAAACTTTTTGAAGACTATGAACGTCTTTTAAAACTAGTTGATAAAGAAACTAACGAAGGCTCTACTAAAGGTGGAGGTGAAGAGTCGGCTTCTGAAAAAGGATTAATATGATTGTTAACAAAGCTGCTTTTTTACTTAAAGAGATACCTCAATTTCATCCTGCAAGCGAAGAATACTTATTATTTTGGCGAGAAGAAAAGAAAAGGTGTATTGAAGGGTATTGGGTTAGCGGTGTATGGATGCCAGGTAATTTATATTTTTATGTAAACTTCTGGACAATTTTATTAAACAAAACTGCACATTCTAAAACTAAAACTCCTGGTAAACCATTTCTTAGAGATCTTGAGTGGGAGTTTTTTTACAACTGGTGTGAGGCTAGGGGTTTTTCTGGGTTTGAAGATGATAAAGAGTTTACATGTAACAGAGATTTTATAGATAAGCCAAATTATGTGCCTGCAGCAGAATACATGCGCAGAACACATAAAAAGAATATGGGAGCACCTCTTTGGGAGAATGAAGCTAAAAATTTTATGATGATGGGGAGTCGTGGGTTTGGTAAATCTTATTCTGTTGCAGGAGGAGTTATTGGGCACGAGTTTGTATTTGATGGAGCAAAATCATATAAACCTGAAGATATTGGTAACCCTCCTTCTACAGAAATTGTAGCAGGAGCAGGGGATGCTAAATACTCAGGAGATATATTAAAAAAGACACAATTTGGATTGGATAATTTACCTGGCGGTATTGAACTTGGAGACAAATTTTTTCCCTCTCCTTTCTCTAAGCAGTACAGCGGTAGTTGGTACTCTGGGAAAGAAGTTATTGCAGAATATAAAAAGAAACTTGGTGGTACCTGGAAAGTTATGGGTAGTAAATCTAAGATTAAGCATCGTACCTTTAAAGACAATGCATTTGCTGCCAATGGTACTCGTCCTGCTGTAATGGTGATGGAGGAGATTGGTATGTTTAGCAATCTTAAAGCCTCGCACGAAGCATCTGTAGAATGTATGAAAAACGGTGCATACAAGTTTGGAAGCTGTATGTACTTGGGTACAGGTGGTGATATGGAAGGTGGAGGTACTGTAGATGCAAGAGATATGTTTTACAATCCAGATGTTTACGATATGATTTCTTTTAATGATGAGTGGGAAGATAAAGGTAAAATATCTTATTTTGTACCTGCTTACAGAGGGTTAAATCAATTTAAAGATAATAATGGAAACACACAAGAACAGCCTGCAAAAGAATATTTAGACGAGTTTAGAGAAAAACTAAAGAAAAGTAAAAACTCTAGAAGTGCTTTAGATGCAGAACTACAAAACAGACCTCTTGTGCCTTCAGAAGTATTCCTTACGCGCACAGGTAACTTGTTTCCTGTAGCAGATTTGTTATCTAGGCTAGCAGAATTAGAAGCCACTAATAAAGAAAGAAATCATGATTACGTAGGAGATCTTTATGTAGAATCAGAGAGTAACAAAATAGCATGGAAACCAAATGCTAAATTATCTCCTATTGTAGATTTTCCACTTAGAGGTAGTGATGATTTAGCTGGATGTGTAGTGATATACGAAATGCCTTATGAAGATAGTGAAGGAAAAATACCTTATGGTATGTATCTTGCAGGTACAGATCCTTACGATCATGATGATTCTACTACATCTTCTTTAGGATCTACTATTATTATAAACAAACTTACAAATCGTATTGTGGCAGAATACACTGGTAGACCAGACACTGCTAATCAATATTACGAGAAAGTTAGAAGATTGCTTTTGTTTTATAACGCTAAATGCTTGTACGAAAACGAACGTAAAGGTATGTATCAGTATTTAGAGTATAAAAACCAAACGCATCTTTTACTTGATCAACCAGAAATTATAAAAGATGTTGTTCAGAATAGTAGAGTAAATAGAGGTAAAGGTATGCATATGTCTAAACCTTTAAAAGACTATGGAGAAGAACTAATTAAAATGTGGTTGTTAGAAGATTACGGTACAGAAGGATTATTAAATTTACATAAAATACGAAGTATACCTTTATTAAAAGAACTAATAGCTTATAATGATACAGGAAACTTTGATAGGGTTATGGCATTTATGATGGTTGTGTATCATTTACAAGAAGTGAAAAAAATAAAAGTAGCTAAAGAAACTAAAGTTACTACTATATACGACCAAAGTTTTTGGAGTAAATCTTTATTTTCAAAAAGAAAAACAAGGTTTTAGCTATAAAATCAAAAACTAAAAATCTAATTTTATAGATTATTATTTGTTTGATAACATTAAATTATTACTTTTGTTTTTTAATTCGCGAATTTTAAAAAAATATTAATATGGCAACAGTAAATGTAACCCTGAGTCTTTCTAGTACTGACTTGTTTGCAAAGCAAACAGTTAGTTTTACAGAAACAGACTCACTATCTCCTGCGGGAGATTCCCAAGTTATAGGTAAATTATACCTAACAGGAAATGGGACAGAAGACAGCATACATGTAAAAGAAATAGAAGGCGATGGAGACAAAGCTTATTTATACATGAAAAATTTAAGTAATACATCAGGTGAGTACGTAGAAGTATCTAGACGTGCAGGTGGAGCTGATGTAACTGCAGACTCTACATCAAACGACTGGTTTGCAGTTTTAGGGCCTGGAGAATTTTTATTTATTCCTTTAGCAAATTGCGAGTCTATAGATTTAGAGCCAGCTGCAGGTAACCCTACAGTTGAATACATCTTAATGGAAAAAGCAGCAGGTTAATCTTAAACAAATAAAAATATGGCAACTTTAAACGCAACCTTTAGCATATCAAGTAATGATTTATTTGATAGTGTTAATATATCAAAAACCGTGACTAAAGCTTTAACAATTGATGGTGATAACCGTCAAGGTCTTACAGTAGTAAAAACTTCAGTAACTCGAATGGGTATTGCAGTAGAAGCTTTATCAGGTACAAACAAAAAAGCATACGTTTACATTAAAAACTTAGACGCTACAGATAAAATTATTATTGAAGATGACGGTAACGCTATTTTTGCAACGCTAGACGCAGGTGAATTCTGCTTCTTCCCGTCTGCAGACAATACAACTGTACATGTAAAATCATCTGCCAATACTCCTTTAGTAGAATATCTTATTCTAGAAGTAGCCTAAACATAATTTATGCCTAAATTAGATTTTCCTAGACAAAAACTGAGTCGTAGAAAAAAGACTCAGAAGTGGGGAGAAGAATGTATAGAAGCTGGATTAGGCTTAGTAGGTATTTATGATAATACAAGACGTAGTTCTCGCTTTAAAAAGAAGCGGAACTACGATCTTTATAATGGTAAATTCGACAAGAAAGATCTAGAATACGTTACAGACCCTTTAGGGTTAGGAGGTTCTTTAGAGCTTCCTGCTACGCTGCAGTACTATGACGTAGTATCTCCTATATTTAATTTACTTTTTGGAGAAGAAGCCAAAAGAGCTTTTTCTTATGTAGTTAGATCTATAAACGAAGAATCTATATCTTCTAAAGAAGAAGAAAAAAAGAAACAAGTTGTAGGTATATTTCAACAGCTTATACAGCAGTCTACAGAGCAAATGATGCAATCTATGGGGCAACCTTCGTCACAAGAAGAAGCTCAACAGTTTATGCAGCAAGCTCAAGCAAACATTCCTGAAGAATTAAAAAGAGTTCAAAAGTATTTTGATTACGATTTTCAAGATATGAATGAATCTACTGCAAACAAACTTTTAAACTATCTTGAAAGAGAACAAAAATTAAAAGTAAAGTTTGCTAAAGGTTGGGAAGATGCATTGCTAGTGGGAGAAGAAATCTACTGTGTAGAAGAAGTTTCTAATGAACCTACTGTAAGAAGAGTAAATCCTTTAGAGTTTTATGTTCTATTACCGCATAATGAAGACTATGTAGATAATGCTGATGTTATCGTAGAAGACACATTTATGTCTATAAATACAGTTATTGATAATTACTACGAAGATCTTACTGCAGCACAAATAGATAAACTAGAAAAAGAACAAGGGCATAAAGGTTCTGTAGATAGTAAAAGTCTTTTAAATTTTCCTAATCAAGAAAAACTTTTTATACAAAATAGAGAAGGAACTGAAGGAGACTCAAATATATTTAATTACTACGATCAAGACGGTAACATTAGAGTTACTAAAGTAGTTTGGAAATCTATGCGTAAGATAGGAAGATTAACTTACATTGATGAGCAAGGTATTCCACAAGAAACTATCGTAGGAGAAACTTATAAAATAAATGACAGTATTGGAGAATCTATAGAGTACATGTGGGTTAACGAATACTGGGAAGGAACTAAAATTGGTGAAGACACTTTTATAAACATTAGAGTTAGACCTCAACAATTTAGACATATGGATAATTTATCTTTATGTAGTTCTGGGTATGTTGGAACAATATACAACGCAAACAACGCTCAGTCTGTATCTCTTATGGATAGACTAGTTCCTTGGGTGTACATGTACATTACTATGTGGTATAGATTAGAACTTTCTATAGCATCTAACCAAGGTAAAATATCTTTAATAGACTTATCACTAATTCCCGATGGATGGGAAGTAGAAAAGTGGATGTACTATGCACAATCAATGAAGTTTGGTTTTGTAGATTCTTTTAACGAAGGTAAGAAAGGACAATCTACTGGTAAACTTGCTGGTAATATATCTACACAAAATAAAGTGTTAGATATGGAAACTGGTAATTATATACAACAACACGTACAGTTATTAGATTTTGTAGAACAAAAAATATATACATTATCTGGTGTAACTCCTCAAAGAATGGGAGCAATATCTAATTCTGAACAAGTAGGTAATGCACAGCGAGCTGTAGTGCAATCTTCGCATATTACAGAAAAATGGTTTGAAGTTCATAATCAAACTAAAACTAGAGTTTTAGAAACTTTATTAAATGTGTCTAGAGATGTGTACAAAGGAAATTCTAAAAGAATTCAGTACATGACAGATGATTTAGCAAACGTATTCTTTAAATTAAATGGAGATCAATTCTCACAATCAGAGTATGGATTATTTATATCTAATTCTGCTAAAGATAATATGGCAATCGAAGCACTTAAACAATTAACGCATGCCGCGCTTCAGAACGAACAAATGACATTATCAGATGTGGTACAAATATATAACGCAAGCTCTATATCAGATTTACGAACAAATCTTAAACGTTCTGAAAAAGAAGCCCAGCAAAGAGTTGAGCAACAACAGCAGCAACAAATGCAAATGCAAGAAATGCAAATGCAGCAACAACAAGAAGTAGAAGCTCAAAAAATGCAACTTGAGCAAGCTAAACTACAGCTGGATCAAGAAAAAGAAAATAGAGAAGATCAAAGAAATACTGAGGATAACCAAACTAAAGTGCGTATTGCACAAATGAATCTTTTAGGAAAATCTGTTGATCAAGATATGAATGATAACGGTGTTAGAGATAGTGTAGATCTAGCTAAATTAGACATCGAAAGAGCTAAGGTAGCTCAAGACGCTCAGCTACAACAAGAGAAAATGCAACTAGAAAGAGAGCAGTTAGCATCCAAAGAAAGGATAGAAAAAGCAAAAATAGCGAAACAAAACAAAAAAGTATAATCTTATAAATTATGTTTTAGCTATAAAAACAAAATAATTTAACCAACACTGTAGTGACAAAGTGTTGTATACTAACTTAAAATAATTATTTTTGTCACTTAATAAATAAAACTCTATGGCAATAGAAGACAACATTTTAGATGGATTGGACTTAAGTGTGTTAGATAATCTAACTACTAGTCCAGAGAAGAAAGAAGATCAGCCAAAAGCTGAGGGAGCAGAACTAGAAGTGGCAGAAGAGCCTAGTATTTTTAATCCTGAATTAAAAATACTAGAAGTTGATGAAATTCCAGAAACAAACGTAGAAGAGCTAGAAGATAAAAATGCAATTGAAACAGAAAATACTTCAGCAGATAAAGAGGAAGAAGTTTCTGAAACAATTGAAGCTAGCGAAACTGAAGAGTCTACAGAAGAAGAAGGAGATAACCCACTTAGAATTTTTGCAGAAATGCAAAGAGATAAAGGGTTAATAGACTTTAACGATGAAGAGTTTGAGGATAACGAAGAATGGTTACTAGATAAAGTTCAAAATACTATTGACGAAAAAGTAACTGAATATAAAGATAATATGCCTGAAGAGATTAAATATCTTTTAGATAATTATGAAGCAGGTGTAAACATATATGATTTAATTAATGCTAGCGCAAGCGAGCAGTCTTACGAATCTATAGCAGAAGAAAGTTTAGAAAGTAATGTTTCTATGCAGAAAATGTTAGTAAGAGATCTATTAGTTAAAAGTGGTTGGTCTGAAGAGAGAATTACTAGAAAGCTAAATAGATACGAAGATTCTGGGGTTTTGAAAGAAGAAGCTGAGGAAGCTTTAGCATCTTTAAAAGAGATACAAAAAGCTGAAAAAACTCACTTGATTCAAAAACAAAAAGAAGATCAAAAACAAAGAATCCAAGCACATGAACAATGGCTTGAAGACTTAAATGATCATATTGGAAAGAAAGAAGAAATTTTACCTGGATTTGCATTGTCTCCAAAAGACAAAACTAATCTATATAAAGGTATAACTAAGTTAGACAAAAACGGAAAAAATGAAATCATGAGAATGAGAGAAAAAGATCCTGAGTTTGATTTAAAAATAGCATATTTAGCTACAGTCCTAAAGTGGGATTTTTCAGCATTTGAACGTCAGTCAACTACTAAATCAACTCGTAAGTTGGCTAACGCAATAAAGAGTACGAAAAAAACTGGTTCCAGACCAAGTAGAGGTACCTCTAAAGCTGTTAATTTTGACACTATGAGAAAATCTCTGCGATAAGGAGCTATTTATATAAACAACAAGTAATAATTAAATTAATTAAAAATGGCAAACACAATTAGTTCATTACAATTGTACGCTCCTAAAAGCTGGTCTGGCTTAACAACTGAGAACCACCTAGGAAGCGTATTCGCAGCCGAACCTACACTGGTATCAAATATCATTAGTAGAGTATTTGGTATGAATCAATATGCAGGTATGGATTACTTCCTATCTGTTGGAGGTGGAGAGCAAGAGCTTGACACAGATAACGACTTTGAATGGTACCTAAAAGGTGACGATGAGAAAGCCGTGGTTATACAAGGTAGTTCAGATGCAGGTTTAGCAGCTAAGCCTGGGCAATTCGGTGCTATCGTAAATATTAAAATGGCAGAAAAATATTTCGCTATGTCTGATAAACTAGTTTTAGATGACGGTGAAACTGCTGTTCGTGTGATGCAAGAGCCTTTTATGGAAGGAGCTTCCTTTGTTTACCCTTGTACTTTGATGACTTCTAATCCTGCAGACTTTATTCCTCCAAGCTTAATTGCAGCAGGATCTAGAGCAAGTAAGGAGTACTCTCCACAAGAAAGAACTTTAAACAGAACTTACGGTGAAACTCATTATAGTTCTCCGTTTAAAATGCGTAATGCAATGTCTTTCTTATCTAAGACTTACACTGTGCCTGGAAACATGCACCAACGTCCTTTAGTTATTGAGATGCTAGACCCTAAGTCTAACAAATCTACTAAGATTTGGACTCAGTATGCTGAATACGAATTTATGTGTCAGTGGATGAAAGAAAAAGAGCGTATGCTTTGGTTCTCTAAATCTAACAAACAAGTTAATGGAGCTTATGCTATGATGGGTGACTCTGGATCTGCTATCGTTGAAGGTGCAGGTTTACGTGAGCAAATCTCTCCATC